ATTCTATCATTCACGACCCAAGTATTATGGACACATCGTTCACTGATGGACCTGAAATGTTTAACATTATTATCAAATTAGGGGAACAGACAATTTGTCATAGAATTTTTGATGGAAAATTTTATCCGCCAAAAGTTCGTTATACTGTCGATGTAAGACCTTTCCTGAAGGAAACTCTTCGAGGATTGACTGACATTTTTTCAGATAAAAAATTAAGTTACAATTATTTGGAACTTGACTTAAGTAAGTAAGTATTTAATAATACAAGGGTAACTTTTAAAACAATTTATGAACAAAAATTTCGATTATTTAGGGAACACATTTCAATTACAATTACTGAATCAGATTATATTAGATAAGGACTTTTCATCTTCAATTATGGATGTTATTGAGCCAATCTATTTCGACAACAAGTACTTTAAAATCATTTTACAGATGACAAAGGAGTATCACAAGAAATATGAATCTACTCCTAATTTCGATACTCTTGAGCAGATAGTTAAGTCTGAAATCTCCCAAGAGATGGTTGCCAAGATTGTTTTGGACACATTAACTCAAGTTAAAGAGGCTCCATTTGAAGGAACCACTTTCGTTCAGGAGAAGGCCTTGAAGTTCTGTAAACAACAAGAACTTCAAAAGGCGATGGACAAAGCTCAAAAGATTATTACTCAAGGGGATTTCGAATCTTACGATAAGGTAGAAGGACTTGTAAGAGAGGCGTTACAGGTTGGGGAGATAGATAAAGGTCAAACGGATATCTTCGCTAATTTAGACACCGTACTTGATGAGGACTATCGTCACCCAATTCCAATGGGAATTAAGGGGATTGATAAATTACTTAAAGGTGGATTAGCTAAAGGTGAAATTGGAGTAATATTAGCACCAACCGGTGTTGGTAAAACAACTATCTTATCTAAAATTTCAAATACCGCGTTTAATCTTGGGTACAATGTTCTTCAAATATTTTTTGAGGATAATCCAAAGATTATTCAAAGAAAACACTTCACAATGTGGACTGGTATTGAACCGGATAATTTGGTTCAAAATAAAGAAGAGGTAATGAGTAAAATTACTGAGATTAAAGAGACAATGCAAAATCGATTGGTTTTGAAAAAGTTAGCATCGGACACGATGACTATGAGTCAAATTAAGAATCAGGTTAGAAAGATGATTGCGGATGGTGTTAAACTTGATATGGTTTTATTAGACTATATTGATTGTGTATTACCGGAATCAAGTAGTAAAGATGAATGGAAAGCTGAAGGGTCTGTAATGAGAGGGTTTGAGGCGATGTGTCATGAACTTGATTTAGTTGGTTGGACGGCAACACAAGGTAACAGAGCTTCAATTTCATCAGAAGTTGTAACTACAGACCAGATGGGTGGGTCAATTAAAAAGGCACAAGTTGGTCACGTAATTATTTCCGTGGCTAAAACATTACAACAAAAAGAAATGGGTCTTGCAACTATTGCGATTACTAAAAGTCGTTTAGGCCAGGATGGGGTTGTTTTTGAGAATTGTAAATTCAATAATGAATTACTTGAGATTGATACTGAAAGTTCAGTAACATTCTTAGGATTCGAGGAACAACAAGAAGATAGAAAAAGAGATAGGGTTAAAGAACTATTAGAAAAAAGAAAACAAAGAGAACAGAGTCAACAACAAATTTAATTTAAAACATGAAGGAAAAAATTTTAGAACCAAATAATGACAGATTTGTCATATTCCCTATCGAACATAATGATATATGGGAATTTTATAAACAACATCAAGCGGCGTTTTGGACCGCGGAAGAAGTGGATTTATCTAACGATATTAGAGATTGGGAAAATCTATCTGATAATGAGAGATACTTCCTTAAAAATATATTGGCGTTTTTTGCTGCGTCTGATGGTATTGTAAATGAGAACTTAGCCGAGAATTTCTTAAAAGAGGTTCAGTACGCTGAAGCGAAGTTCTTTTACGGATTCCAAATTATGATGGAGAACATCCATTCGTTAATGTATTCATTATTAATTGATACCTATGTGTCTGATGATAAAGAAAAAGACGAATGTTTCCACGCCATTGACCGATTACCGGCTGTTCAAAAGAAAGCGAAATGGGCTCTTGATTGGATTGAAAACGCTTCCTTCCAAGAAAGATTAGTTGCATTCGCAGCAGTTGAAGGTATATTCTTCTCAGGTTCATTCTGTTCAATCTTTTGGATGAAATCAAGAGGAATTATGCAAGGATTATGTAATGCTAACTCATTAATCTTTAAAGATGAGAACTTACATTGTGATTTTGCTATTCATTTGATTAATAATCATGTTGAAAACAAACCAAGTGAGAAAAGAATTAAAGAAATATTATTATCTGCATTAGAGATTGAAAAAGAGTTCATTACAGAGTCTTTACCTGTATCTTTAATCGGTATGAATTCAAATTTGATGAAACAATATTTGGAATTTGTAACTGATGGGTTATTGGTTAAATTTGGTTGTAAAAAACATTTTAATGTTGACCAACCATTTAAATTTATGGAACAAATTGCTGTTGAAACAAAAGGTAACTTTTTTGAATCAAGAACTATGGAGTACCAAAAAGCTAAATTAGGTGAGTCGTTAACATTCACGGATGAGTTCTAATTAAAAACATATGATGTCATTAAAGATTAAAAAAAGAGGGGGAGATGAAGTTTCATTTAACCCTCAAAAAATTTACAATAGAGTTAAACGAGCTGCCAAAGGGTTAAATGTTAATTCAGACGAGATTTTTATTAAAGTAATTACTTCAGTACCAACTGAAGGGTTTATTACAACTAAAGAGTTAGATAAATTAGTATACGAAATTGCTGCGTCTTATACAGGTAGTCATCACGACTATTCAAGACTAGCGTCATCTGTTGCTATTTCAGCATATCATAAAGAAACTGACGAAAGTTTTTGTAACACAATGCACACCTTACACGTTGATGGTATCATTAATGATAAGTTAATGGAAACTATTGAACTTTATGGTCCTGAAAATATTGATTCTGTAATAAATCACGAGAATGATTACAATTTTGATTATTTCGCGTGGAAATCGTTACAAGAAATGTATTTGTTAAAAAATCCTGAGGGTAAAGTGATTGAAAGACCTCAACATATGTATATGAGAGTTGCTCTATGGGTTACTAAATCATTTGAACAAGCGGTTGAGTATTACCAATCATTGTCAAATCAACTTATTTCTCCTGCAACACCAATTATGATTAATGCGGGAACTAAGACACCTCAATTAGCGTCTTGTGTGTTGAAATACAATAACGGGGATTCAAGAGAAGGTTTATTACAAACATTCAATGATATTTCAACTTATTCATCTGACGCTGCGGGTATTGGATTATGTATGTCAAACATTCGTAGTAAAGAGAGTCGTATTAATTCATCAGGTGGATTTGCTGGTGGTTTACTAAAATACTTAAAAATTGTTAATGAAGGATTAAGGTTCTTTAATCAACAAGGAAGAAGACCGGGTAGTGCAGCTATCTACATTGAACCTTGGCATAAAGACATCATTGATTTACTTGAAATTAAAAAGAACACAGGTGCTGAAGAATTAAGAGCAAAAGATTTATTTACCTCAATTTGGTTACCGGACAACTTTATGAATGCGGTTAAGAACAACGATGATTGGTATTTGTTCTGTCCTAATGATATTAAAAAGGCGGGGATTAAACCATTACAAGAAACTTATGGTGATGAGTATGAATCAAATTATAATAAAGCCGTTGAACTTGGTTTAGGTAAAAAAGTTAAAGCTCAAACAATTTGGAACAAAATTATTGAATCTCAAGTTGAAACAGGGGTTCCTTATTTATGTTCTAAGGATAGTGCTAACAGAAAAACAAATCATCAAAACATTGGGGTGATTAAACAATCTAACCTATGTAATGAGATTTACCAATATACTGATGAGAACACCACAGCAATCTGTACATTATCATCAATGGTATTAAAAAACTTTATCATTAAAGGTGAGTTTGATTTTAAATTACTTTATAGTGAAGTTAGAAAAGTTGTTAGAGCACTTAACAAAGTTGTTGATATTAATAGTTACTCAACTGAACAAGGTAGAAAAGGTGGGTTGGAACAAAGAGCAATTGCGATTGGAACACAAGGACTTGCTGACGTATTCTTTTTAATGGACTATATCTTCACAACTGAAGAGGCAAAAAAACTTAATAAACAAATCTTTGAAACTATCTACTTTGCGGCAATTACGGAAAGTATGGAATTATGTAAATCAGGTGAATACAGACCATACGAATTCTTTAAAGGTTCGCCAATGTCAAAAGGAGAATTCCAATTTGATATGTGGGGATTAGATTACGAAGGGTTAAGTAGAATGTGGGATTGGGATTCACTTAAATTAGAAGTGTCTAACCACGGGGTTTGTAACTCGTTATTCACGGCTCAGATGCCAGTTGCGTCTTCAGCTAAAATTACAGGTTCATTTGAAATGACTGAACCGGCTCACTCGGCTTTATTTAATCGTCGTGTAGTTGGTGGGGAAATTTTAATTGTTAACAAATACTTGATTAATGATTTTGAAAAAATTGGTATTTGGTCTGAAGATTTAAAAAATGAAATCATTATGAATGAAGGTTCGGTTCAAAATATCAACTTTAATAATTATCTTGACCAAGAAGATAAAAATTACAATAAAAAAGTTAAAAGAATTGAGCATTTAATTCCAAAATACAAAACAATTTGGGAGATATCTCAAAGAGAACTTATTGATATGGCGGCAGACAGAGCACCATTTATTGACCAATCACAATCAATGAATATCTATATGTCAGAACCAACATTATCAAAAATTTCATCATCTCACTTTCATTCATGGGGTAAAGGACTGAAAACTCTTTGTTATTATGTTAGGACTAAAGCGATATCAACCGGAGCAAAACACTTAGCGGTGGATATTTCAAAAGTTAATCAATCAACAGTTAAACAAGAGAAACCAAAAGTGAATCTTGTTGAACCTACAACAAAACCAACAGATTCAGAATTTGAATGTTTTGGATGTGGTTCATAATAAAATACCAATAATTATATTAATCCCGGCAATGTCGGGATTTTTTATTTTTAGGTATTTATAAGAAATAATCATAAGACTATAATTATAGATATGGCAGACGGAACAACATATGGACTTAATTTCCCTTTCAGGGATTCATTAAAGGGTGACTATTTACAGTTAACTGAATTTGAAGCTCAAGAAATTAAGGCGGATTTAATTCACTTACTTTTGACTCGAAAAGGTTCAAGATATTATTTACCGACATTTGGAACAAGACTTTATGAGTTTTTGTTTGAACCATTTGATGGGTTAACATTTGATGCTATTGAATCTGATATTCGAGATGCTGTAGGTACTTTTATGCCAAATTTATTATTAAACCAAATTACAATAAGTCCTGCTGACCCTCAAGAAGAAGTTGATTTAGCAACAGGAATGGCGACAATAGGAACAAGTGAGTCATCTGTTTATCGGTTTCCGGGTAAAGGGACTTCAGAATATACCGCAAAAATAAAAATAGATTACTCGACAAACAATTCAACTTTTGGACCGAGTGATTTCGTTATCATTAATATTTAATATCATATGGCAAATCGTAATATATCATATACTACAAGAGATTTTCAAGGAATAAGAACTGAATTATTAAACTATGTAAGAACTTATTACCCTGAATTAATACAGGATTTCAATGACGCTTCGGTATTCTCGGTGTTTTTAGATTTGAACGCAGCGGTTGCAGATAATTTACATTATCATATTGATAGAAGTATACAGGAGACGGTACTACAATACGCTCAACAGAGGTCTTCAATTTATAATATTGCAAGAACATATGGATTGAAATTACCGGGTCAAAGACCATCGGTATCTTTAGTAGATTTTTCAATTACGGTTCCGGCCTTTGGAGATAAAGAGGATGAAAGATACTTAGGAACATTAACAAGAGGGTCTCAAGTTGTTGGAGCGGGAATTGTTTTTGAAAACATATATGATATTGATTTTACATCACCATATAATGCTCAAGGGTTTCCAAATAGATTAAAAATACCAAATTTTAATGCTAATAACGTTTTAATTAATTATACCATTACTAAACGAGAATTGGTTGTTAATGGTATTACTAAAGTGTTTAAAAGAGTAATTACACCTAATGATGTAAAACCATTCTTTGAATTATTTTTACCTGAAAAAAATGTGTTAGGTATTACAAGTGTATTACTTAAGAGTGGAACTGAATATACTAATATTCCTTCGACCGCAGAATTTTTAGGTGTTGAAAATAAATGGTATGAAGTTGATTCATTAGCTGAAGATAGAGTTTTTATTGAAGACCCAACTAAAGTATCGGACCAACCAGGTATTAAAGTTGGTAGATATATTCAAACACAAAATAGATTTATAAGTGAATATACCTCCGAAGGGTTTAAAAAGATGACTTTTGGTGGTGGAACAAACACAGCTCAAGATGCGTTAGACCAATTTACAACAGTTGGTGCGACAATTGACTTACAAAGATATTCAAACAACTTTTCATTGGGTTCTGCGTTAATACCTAATTCCACATTATTCGTTCAGTATCGAGTTGGTGGTGGTTTGGCGACAAACTTAGGTACAAATGTGATTAATCAAGTTGGTACTGTTAATTTCTTTGTAAACGGACCATCTGAGTCAACTAACTCATCTGTTGTTAATTCACTAAGATGTAATAACGTTACTGCCGCGATTGGTGGTGCGGGGACTCCTTCATTAGAGGAGATTAGAAATTATGTTTCATTTAATTTCTCAGCTCAAAAAAGAGCAGTAACGGTACAAGATTACGAATCAATTATTAGAAATATGCCATCAGAGTTTGGTGCACCTGCAAAAGTATCCATAACCGAGAATAATAATAAGATATTAATTCAGTTATTATCGTATGATACTTCAGGTAAATTAACAAGTATTGTGTCTGATACTTTAAGACAAAATGTTGCAAATTACCTATCCAATTATAGAATGATGAACGATTATATTTCAATATTAACGGCTGATGTTATTGACTTAAGTATTGATGTTCAGATTGTGTTAGATTCCGCTCAAAATTCAGGACAAGTTATTTCTGATGTAGTTGATAGAATTTCGACTTATCTTAATCCACAAACAAGGGAATTAGGTCAAAATGTTTATTTATCTGAAATAAGAAGTATTGTTCAAAATCAAAATGGAGTTTTAACTGTTGCTGGTTTAAATGTTTATAATAATGTTGGAGGACAATATTCTTCTTCCGAAACATCTATGGAATATAGTAATTTGGAAACAAAAGAAATCGCACCGGTTGATGATACAATTTTCGCTCAACCATCTCAAGTTTATCAAATTAGATATCCTAATAAGGACATTAGGGTGTCGGTTAAAAATTTCCAATCAGTTACCTTTTCATAACAGGTTTATTTATTACCCAACTATCTTATAATTAAAAGTAAGGTGTGTGAATTTTAAAAATAACACATAAACTATTTATTAATTAAAAGAATTGCATGGGTCAGTCTTATAGAATTAAAACCGAATTAGGTATCAACAAAACTATTAACGTTGAGTTGGACCAAGACTTTGAGTTTTTAGAAATATTATCACTAAAAATACAACAAGCTGATGTGTACACAAGAAGTTGTGCGGACTATGGAGTAATTGTTGGTAGGGTTACTGCTAATAACGGATTTGGTATTCCAAATGCTCGAGTTTCGATTTTTATACCAATTACTGATGTAGATGAATCTAACCCAATAATTTCAAGTATATATCCTTACAAATCACCAACAGATAAGAATGAGGATGGTTATCGTTACAATTTATTACCTTACGAAAAATCTTATTCTGTTCATGCCGCAACAGGAACATTACCAACAAGAGATGATGTCTTAACGGATAGTGTTGCAGTACAAATTTACGACAAATATTATCGTTATACCACTAAGACTAATGAAAGTGGTGATTATATGATAATGGGTGTTCCATTAGGGTCTCAGACTTTAGTTATGGATGTTGACTTATCTGACATTGGTGAATTTTCTTTAACGCCTCAAGATTTAATTAGAATGGGACTTGCAACTGAAAGTCAAGTTGCTGGTAATACTTTCAGAAGTTCAAACGATTTGACATCTTTACCTCAAATTATTTCATTAACCAAAACATTATCGGTTTCACCATTATGGGGTGACCCTGAAATATGTCAAATTGCTGTAAATCGTGTTGACTTTGATTTAAGGGATGAGGCTAATATTGATATACAACCAACATCGGTTTTCATGGGGTCTATTTTCTCTACTACTGATAGAATGAGATTGAGAAGTAATTGTAGACCAAGAGACAACATGGGTAACCTTTGTTCAATGATTGCGGGTCCTGGTCAAATATTGGCTATACGACAAACAATACAACAAGATAGTGGAGGTAATCCTATATTAGAGCAGTACTTATTAGAACAATCAGGGAATGTTATAGATGGTAGTGGAGCTTGGTTAGTTGAATTACCAATGAATTTAGATTATTTCACAACTAATGAGTTTGGTGAAAAGGTTATATCTAATGACCCTACAATAGGTATACCGACAAAAGGTAAGTATCGATTTAAAGTTAAGTGGCAGCAATCACCGAGTCTTAGTCAACAAAATAGAAGAGCTAATTTTTTAATTCCAAATGTTAGAGAATATGGTTGGTCAACTTCCGATAATGACCCAAATTATTCGGGAAATATTACGGTACAAAACAAATTAAAAAGTTCTTATTATTTTGGTTTAGATTGGAATGGTTATGCTCCGGGTGGTACGACAGGGTTTACCTCAACAGAAAGAATTCAAAAATTAGATGAAATAATTGATTGTCAAGATACATTTTATGAATTTAAATATAACCGAGTTTATACGGTTTCAAATTTAATTGATGAGTATAAAAAAGGTGGAAGGGCAAATTTTATTGGAATAAAAGAAGTGGACGATTCTTCTTGTGAATCAACAATCAATAAATTTCCAGTAAATGATGGTTTTAAAAATTTTAATTTGTTTTTCTTTATATTTTCGATTTTGATGCAAGTACTTCAAATTATTTCGATTCCGTTATTAATTGTTATTCATGTTCTTGCATTTGTTTGGAATACATTAGTTAAGTTTAAAGATTGGTTTATTGTGTTCATGGGAATATTGATAGGATATTATGGATATATGGCTATTAAAAGACTTATTGAAGCTGGCAAGGCGACAAAAGATGGTGGTATCTTGGCAGCGGCTTCAGCAGCGGCGTATGCAGGTATTTATACTTCGGGATTAGGTTCTTTCTTTGCTAAGTTGTCAACTACTGCATTTTTAGAAGCAAAGAATTTAACTGCACAGGCAACAGAATACGGTATTATTGCTGGTAAATTGGCTCTTTTACTTACTGCATTTATTATTATTTTTAATTTATTTAAAGGACAACCTATTAGAGGATTTCAATTACCCGTAATTACATATCCTGATTGTATAAGTTGTGAATGTGGTACATCATCTGTTGACGCAGAGACATCAAGTGCACCATTAGGTACTTTAATGACTCAATTTTCAAACAACTTTAATTATTATAATAATTTTGTAACACCAATAAATCAATTAAATATTACTACAGACCCAGCAACGGTGCAAACTTCTTTTTCAATTGCCATGGGTGGTAATAGTGATGTTAACAATGACAATCAAGTATATAAAGTAATGGAATCACCTGTAACAATTATTACTAGTGGAAGTGTTACAAATGATTTTTTTGCTTATTCAAATTATTATCCTTTTGGTGAGAGAATTAACAATTTTAATCTTAGACAAAAATATTTCGCCGGTGTTAATCGTATTAGAGTGTCATTTGACAATAGCGTTAATAGTCACTACGATAATACTTTAGTTATTATTTATGATACTCCAATACAATCCGGAACCCTTTTAACCTTTGTAGACCCATTAACAACGAAAGATGTTAATGCAACGTATACGGGTAATACTGGTTCGTATAATAGAGGTATTAGTGGTACATCATTAAATAGTGGAGCGTCAACTTACACTGTAAATTATTGTGACCCAAATAATCAATTAAATAATTTATCGGTAAATTATCAATTAAATACCGGTTCTACTCAACAAAATTATAAATATCCTTCAGATGTTGAGTATTTTCAAGTAATAACGGGTATGACTGTCCAAGAAGCGTCTACTATGTGGGACACAACTACTGATGGATTATTACCAAATATAATGGAATCCGGTACTGTCATATTATATAGTAAGTTAATCGAAGTACCACCAGTATTGTTTAATAATAACCCAGCTATCGTATTACAACCGGGGTATTCTTATTGGGAACAAGATTCTACACCTTCATATAAAACATCTGATTTATTCGAGGATTTTTCTCAAAGACATATTTTAATACTACAAAGAGGTGTTGACCCATATTCGCCAATTTATACTAACACCTATGGTTTGGGTAAATTATTTGGGTTACCAAATGAAGACTCATTAATTATGACTGCAAATACAAGATTAAATATTCCAATACAAAAATTACCGGATAATTCTATTTCAGTTCAAAAATTTAATTCACAAAGTGATATATTTTATCCATCTCATTTCTTTAGAGGGGGTATAAGCGGTTCAAATACTCCTGGTTTAACATTCTCATCATTCACGACTAGTATTGTTGGATATTATGGAAGTTATGATGCGTCTAACGCACCTCCTTCTACTTCAGTTTCAAATGTGAATGGTGTTAATATTGTGTCTTCATTAAGTTCTAATGATACTTGGACTAGTGTTGCAAATGAACCGGGTAGATATAAAACATCTGAAGATTTATCAGGTGGTGCGTATTATTATACTCAGGGTGGTATTTCACCTACTGATACAACAATAACTTATTACACCAAAGTTTTATACCCTAGTTTACTTCAAAACCCAATGAGTATTACTTCTAATACCAACAATGTTATGAGAACAGATAGATTACCATCTTCAGATGTTTTGGATGGGTCTAGTTGGGATTATAATCCTTCTTTATTACAACAAAATTTAGGGTTTGCGGTTTATGTTATAGATGATGCAGGTATTGATATTCAAGCAACAAACTATTCATTAGGTGCTGATATAACTACTGAGAATATTGAAGGACAATATGCATCAACTAATGTATTTAACACTTTTACTAAATGTAGTGAAGTTGTATCTATTGAGTGTTATGAAGGTATTGGTACTGATTTTCAAGTTAATCAAAATTGTGTAAATAGTGATGCTGTTATTGATGGTTGTTATCAATTTTTAAGGGAGCCCTTAACTGATATTGGAAAAGACATCGATAATTTTAATGAATGGGCATTTCGATGGAGATTTTTTTATGGGTTGTGTCAAGGGGTTTTATCTCAATCTTTTGTTAATAACTGGGTTAATGGAGGATTATATATGTACCCAATTCAAATTGATACAATATTTGATTCGCAAAACAGACCATTACCACCCAGTTTTTGTAGAGATACAATTTATTTTGAAAAGGACACAAATAATTTTTATTATAGAAGTAGTCCATACAATGAATTTTTAAATAAATTTATTGGTAATGCAGCAACTCAAGTGGGTTCTTTGAATAAATTAAATCTTCAATCTCCAACAACAATTATTAATTTAGGTATGAAAGATAGTTTTTACGATGAAATTATTTTAGGGGAAGGTGATACTTCATCTTATGTTATGAGACAAATGGAACCAACAACATACAGTGACCCATCAGATTTAGTTAATTTATTTGTTATATCGAGAATTACAAATGAAAGTTTTTTACAACGTATGCTAGGTGGCGGTGACAGTGGTATTAATCAATTATTTTCTAGAGGAAATCTTAAAATAGATGGAGATTTAGCTCAGTTATTATCAATTAACTCTGAACTTGGTGTGATAAAATTTTCACCTGAATATTATCAATTAGTTCAGGGACAAGTTGGCCCGGTTGAGGTATTAGGTACACCTCAATATCCGGTAGTTGCGGTTTGGTTTTCATCGACAACTGAAGACCTACAAGTGAAAGATTACTTAACACCGGGACGAATAAATTTTAGAGTTAATAATAACGCCAATTATTATCCTTATCCATATGGTATTAAATCTCAAGTTGTTCCATTTTATCAATGGAGTGCGTCAGGAACAACTATTTTTGGGACAGAAGATAATAATTGGGCGACAGACTATGCGGATATAGTTCAAGGTAAACCATATCAATCTTTAGACAGAACAAGTTTGTCTAATCCAAATTATTTCAGACCTACAACTAGTAGTGTCAGTGATTTATATGCGAGAGGATATATTTTTAGTGTAGATGCGAATGGTAATTATTCTACCACAGGGGCATCATCGAGCAGATTTATTGTGGGGGCTCCATTTCATTTTTATTTTGGATTGATTAATGGTGAAACAGCATTGGATAAATTTAAAACAAAATATTCGATAGATGAATAATTTCACAATAATACCTAGCGGATTAAAATATAAAGGAGCACCATCAGTTGATGAAAGAGTAACTATATCTTTAAACCAACAAAGTCAACAAATTACTGAATACGATAGAAGTGTTACAATTAGTTTGGCTCAAGTTTATGATGATGAAAGACAGACATGTACTGTGTTTAGACCAACATTTAAAGTTAATTACATATATGATAACACTTATGTTGGTACTACTACTTATTTACCGTTTCAGTATAACTTATATTATGTTAACGCAGAAAATTCAATGGTTACTGGAATTTGGAAGGGTTATCCACAATATTATGAATTTGATTTTTTTAGACCGGATGTTAATAACCAACATTTTAATTATAAGTCAAAAAGTGCTTACACATATAATTGGATGTATTATTTAACATATCCATTTGAAAATGATTACACAAAAAAACTATATTATTATTCTAATACAACTAGAGATATTGATTGGGAGGCTCAAGAGGGTATTCCATTTACCATTGAAAATATTGAGATAAATGGAAACGGTTTAATATCGTTTAAATGTATTGCACCTCACGGATTATCTGTTGACGAATATGTTGAATTATCATTAACTTATAGAAATTCTAATATTTTTCAAGTTTACTCATTAGGTAATGGGTTATTTGATAGTGACCCTTATGTATTTAATGTTTTCAATATTGGTTATACGGGAAATACATTTGCGGATAATGTTACTGGATTATTTAAACGAGTAATTAATCCGGATAATTTGTTGGAGACTAAATCAAAGTATTATGTTCGAAAACATAAAGTAATTACTAATCTTGAAGATTTAATAGTAACAAAAAATGGGTTTGAAAAAAATGTCTTTAATGAAAAAAAACAATTTGAATATAGTTCAATAACACCAAATCAGGTTTCAAGAATATCTCAAAAAACTAGTAGTAACTCTTATAATATGACATCTGCTTATGATTTAGATTTTGCAGGATATAAAGATAATCAAATGAGACCGTTAAGTGAGATATATCTAACAATTATTAATAAAGGATATGCAGGATACTTTAATGAACCTTCAGGTGGTTTTGGTCTAAAACAAGGGTGGGAGTTTAATTTAACAAAAGAGGTTAATCAATATTGGGATTTATTTAATAATGAATCGAGTTGTCAAATACCAGTATCATCATATACTTTAACAAGTGGTGCGACCAAAACATTCTATTATAATCAAAATTTAGTTAAAGATGATGTTTTATATGGGGATTTTTGTGAATGGAATGACTACGAACAACTTGAAAGAGTTATCTCACCATATTATCAAAAGATAAATTATAATCAAACTGTTTTTCAAACTTCTGATTTTGTGGACACAAATTCTAAAGGTTTTTATTATGAACCACATAATAAAATGACTTTAAAAGTATTTTCAGATTATATTGAAACTGGAAATGTTGATTTTATTGAGCAATTACCTGAATATTCATACTATTCTGAGTCTGACCAACAATTTAGATGGAGGGATTTATACACTTATGGGTTTTTTGATAATTTAGACAGAGGTGTTGATTACCCATTTTTAAATACTTCACATTATCCTTTTGCTGAAGTTGTGTTTAGATTAATACCGGAAGGTAGTAATTATAATGAGAGTTTAAACGGGGTTGATATACCAATAAAACCATTTATAGATGACTGTGAATAAAGTAACGATAGTACCTGATGGTACTAATAAAGAAATTAATATTCCAATAAAATTGACTTGGGATTATTTGGGGTTAGACTTGGCAATTGATGAGTATGAAACTCAAATGATAACTGAGGTTATTGGGGTTGGTCGAGATTTTGAAGTGACCAGATTCGCACATGCTCCGGCAACCGGAACCACGGATAATACTGAGGTGAACTACGAATTTTATTTTTATTCAGGAGGTCCTTTGTCGAATATAACAAGTTGGAGTATTGATTATATGAATGAAGGATTTACCTCACAAGATTTATATTATTATAATAATAATTTTGCAAATTCATTTTTTAAATTAGATTTTTATGATACTCCGGATGAGAAAAGACAAACAAATTACTTAACAGTTATCATTCCGACACAACAAGGATTAAAAATGGATACTCTAATGCAAAGAACTTTAGTATCGGTTAAAAAACCTAAATTTATTTTAGATTATGTTGGGGATAAAGAGGGATTTTTTCTTTATTGGTTAAAGAAAAGAACTTTTTTAAATTTGGATACGTTTTATATGGCGGCTAAGTTTTATAACGCAAAAACAGGACAATTTACAAAAATGATGACAGGTAAGGGGTCAGACCCATTAGATGACACGAATGGTCCTCAATCTGACCTTTCAGATGGATTACGATATAATTTTGATAACACTCAATATTTCTATTATACGGTTAAGTTAGATTATCCGAGTCAAACTTATCAAGTATTAAACACTTATGGTCAGAGAATGGGAACTAATATTCCCATAAAATGGTATGAATATATTAACCCACCTGTATAATGGAAGATTTTTATAATATTAAGATATCACCGGAAACGATATTAGGTGACTTGTCAGTTGTGGATTATGAGGGAACTCCTGTTGGGGTTTATTCTGCTATGACTCAAGTTGTGAGTTCAGGGGTAAACGGAAGTTCAATTTTAACAGGACTTACCATTCCTATTTTGATAAGACAAAGTGCGGTTGATGCGGGATATTATAGTCCTTTTGATGGTGCGGTTTTACAAAAAGATGTTGTGGCAAATTTTATATTTTCATCTACTACATCCTCAAGTTATACTTACAATGTTTATAATACTTCAAATGAATTTCAAAAGTTTTTGGATTTATCTGCTTATAGAATTGATTGGGGTGATGGTTCACCAAAACAAACAATAACGACTTACGCACCTAATTCAATTAATCATACATACCCTGTTGAGAATAAACAATATGTGATTACCTTAGAACAGATTAACCCTTGGGGAATTACAAAAGTTTCCAAAACTATTACAACACCATTTAGTGATGTGACAATTTATAATCCTCAAGGAGAGGCATTTTTCGCACCATCATCAGGTAATTGGATTGGGACATCAGTGTCTTATGATTATATATTTTCAGGAGATGCAGTTAATGAAGTATCTGCTCAAACATCTAACAATTATGTTACGGTACCATTTACTATATCGGGTATTACTAAATCAAGACTAACCGAATTAGATACCTATGGGGATTTAACAATTAACCAACGAATTGGTACTCCTGTAATTAGTAATGGTCAAATATGGGGAATGATTACCGATGTTACACCAATCTATACTGCATATACTATAACTCAGATTAATTATTACGATTATTTTGATGGTACTACAATATATTTTGAACAATCATCAGGATTAACAGAGAATAATTTAACCTCAACACCAATAACTAAAGATGAGGTTTTATTAAAAGTTGTTGACCAAGCACAGATACAAACAAATGTGTTTGTTGAGAGAGGTAACAATAGTGCTTATGAAAGAGTTCAAAGAATTGGTGAGGTAGATAATCTTGGTGACATGATTAATTACGGATATGGATTTTTTAATGTTGTTAATAAAGAAAATTAAAGGAAAAAAATAACTAAACTATTTATAAATTAAATAACAAGATATGGCAATTGGAAGCTATGGAACAATAAGACCTTCTGATGTTTCACCAACAGATGTTGAAATCATCATGAATTATACACCGAGTAGAGATGTTACGGACGCATTTGTCTTAACAAAATTGGATGCTCAAACAATTTTACGACCTTATTTTGAAAATTCTGAAACCGGTGGAAACGCAGGTGTTGAAGTTTTAGGAGGGTTGTATAATCTAACATTACCTGCAAATCAGTTTAATGCTTTAGGATTTTATACTTTATATTTGAGACCTGCTCAAATCAGAACAGTAATTACTGATTGTGGGGTTTTAAGTGCCCTTCCAAATGTTAAAGGTCTTGTGATTGATTTAACTAATGTACCAGCACAATATCAAAACAAATTTGTTCCTCAGGGGTTAGTTGGTTTTAGAGTGGAATATCTAAATCCGGATGGTTCAAAAATACCTAATTTTTTCAGAGTAATTACTTCAAGTTTTTATTGTGAACCTGTTGTGTCGAATGAGGTTAATACACAACAAAAGGCGATTAGATATAGATATGTTGATGGTTCTTCAAATTTAATATTTTTAACATTATCACCATCTTCATCTCCAACAAACAAACCAAATGCAACACCATTTATTGGACAACCAAGCCAAGATATCATTATAACCAATACTTTTTTTAATCCCATCACGGTTGAAATTGAGATGGTTGAATATGACATTTCATCTCTTGCAATAGCTCTTTATGGTAATCAAACCAAATCTATTGATGATGGAATTTACACAATTTATGATTCACAAAATAACATCTATAGACAATACAACTTATACGAGGTTAGAGACCAATTTAATGCGTTGTTATATGAAGTTAGACAAGGTCGAGGTAATAATGTTGATTTTAGTAAAAACTTTACAAATATAACAACTTAATGGCAGTAAATACGACAACAACAAAATATTTTTATCCGCCAAGACCTGGTAGTGGGGCTGCGACTTTTTCCGACAACATTGTAGGTTTACAAACTGTTGAAGGGGGAGGTTTAACGCAAGGTAATTTTGAGTTTACAACTTCGGTTACAGAAAAAGTTAATAGAAATTTTAATGTTGGAGCATTTTCCGAACCGTTAAGTTTACAATCGTTAAACATTGAAGATGTTAATGAAAGTAGAAGAATTATTGCAACTCAGTTTAGGGTTTATCCTAATTATGATGTTTCACAAGTTCTCAACTTTTCGATGTATGGTTCTTTACGTAAAAGATTCCAAGTATCCGCAACGAAAATTATTAATTATTTTCCTGCCTCTTTAGACGTTCAATTTTCAAACTTAGTATTTGTTACAGGTGCAACTGCAGTTAATGTCAGTTATGACCCTATTGAAGACGAAACTTATTTTCAAATTAATGTTGATAGGATTAATAATCCTTTTGATATTGATTATTCTATAAGTGCTGCAACCAATCTAAATTTAAGGGAAATCACAACTTCACCATATAGAAATTTATATAACACTTATTTAGACTATTGTGTTAGTATAAACGATAATATATTCAAAATAAATTCATTTCAACCATCGGATACATTAGGTACTGGTTATATTAGTTTTTATGTTTCAGGTGCTCCTTTTGGTGAATCGGCAACTACAGTTTTCGAAGAATACCAAATTAGACCGAATGATTTAATTACTGATAAGATATTTGCAGAAAATTTTGATGAAGTTGAAAAATTCTTATTAAATAGGTTAATAAGACCTGAATACACTGCGGTGTTTCAAATTCCTGCTCAAACTGAAAATGGGGAATTTTTTACAGATTACCAACAAGTTACTTGGCCTAAAGACGGCCCTTGGAACTTAGATATTAGGTCATTACAATTTGATGGTTATTTGGCTCAATTGGATGCAATTGCGGAAAATTTAGATTCGTTTAAAACAAATTTAATTTCAAGATTTTTGGTGACAGACTCGTTAAAAGAGTTTGATACTATGGGTCAAAAAGTTGAGAAGATATTTCAAATTTATGGTAGAAGTTTTGACCAAATAAAACAATTCATAGATGCATTGGCTTATATGAATTCGGTTAACTACAATCCATCTAATGATATACCATCACAATTACTTGTTAATCTTGCTCAAACATTAGGGTGGTCATCAAATTTCTCACCAATTACGGATGAAGATTTTTTAGAATCGATATTTGGAAATACTTCAACACCAACTTATCCTGGTTACACAAGAGCTTTAACACCTACTGAAATTAATTACGCATATTATCGTAATTTAATTATTAATGCCTCTTACTTATTTAAATCAAAAGGAACAAGAAGGTCAGTTGAATTTTTAATGAGGTTAATTGGGGCTCCGGATTCATTAGTTGAATATAATGAACATATCTATTTAGCCGACCAAAAGATTAATTTAGACCAATTCTATACGCAATGGGCTACAATATCAGGAGGGACTTATGTTGATAATACTCCGGCTTATTTGCCTGGTGAAACATATAAAATTAGAGGTAATGTTTATTCTGCTTATACATCAATCGCAACATATGAAGATGTATCGATAAGGTTAGATGAATACCCTATTGATAGTTTAGGTTTTCCAAAAGCTCCTGTTAATACCGAAAGTTATTTTTTCCAAGTTGGTTCAGGATGGTATGAATCAACCCCACAACATAGAAGTCCGGATGAAGTGATTATTACCGGTGATGTTTATACCGGTCAAAACTATAATATCCAAACTAGTTTAAGTCCATTTACTTATGGACAACCGTATTTAGATAGATTTAGACAATTCCCTTACATGACTGAAGGGTTTAAGTTAAAAAAAGTTGTTGATAATAAAAAGTCTTGGTTAGAAGAAGATAATAAAATTAGAGTATCGACTGAGGGTGATTATAATGCCTATTATTATGTTGACGATGAAAAACTAGTATTAAATGTTAAAAATGTAGATTTATTTTTAAATCCTTCCCAAGGTCTTGTTTATGATGTTTGGAGACAATCGGTTAGTTATGATTACCCAATACCTGAATCCGGATTAACTGTTGGTTATCCTGTTCCGGGAGGTGTGGATTGGACTTATATTAATCCTGAACCTAAAAAGAAAACATTCTTTGAATTCTCACAAACGTTTTGGGAGAATATGATTAATGTTAGAAATCGACAATACATTAGTGATGGTAAAACAGGAGGATATCCAACATTACAATCTATATGGTGGAAATACATTGAATCTGAGGCGACAGTTGGATTACCAAATAGCAAATATACTTATCAAAAACTTATTGATTATGTTACAGGTATTGGTCCTTATTGGATGAAATTGGTGGAACAAATGTTTCCTGCCACAACAATTTGGAATACCGGTGTTAAATTGGAGAACTCAGTTTTACATAAACAAAAATTTGTTTATAGAAGACAAAGAGGATGTCAATTCGTTCCGGTTCCTGTTAATCCTTGTTTTATAATTAGTAATATCTTCGATTATAATTGTGCAACCGAATCAACTGAATTTTTTGTATATCCATGGTTAAATGGGGACCCTAATGTTGGTAATTTTAATAGTATTTTGGCAAATCGAATTGATAATATGTTATCTCAAAATGGTTTAACATTAAATGATTGTGTACAAAATTCTGTGGAGACTCAATGGTATGTTGATTTAAGAATTGGTGGTGAATTATTAATTAAAGAACCATTTTATGTAGGTTATGGATATACAGATGTACCAACACTACAAATGTGGAGGATTGCATTATTCGATAATCTATCATTATTATACGATTATGGGTTTACATACGAAATTGATGGAAATATATTAAAAATAGAAAGTTTAACTTGTACGGAAAGAAATATTGATGAATTGTTAACTTTAAATGTGGGAATACAAATAAATATAAATTGTAATACTAACTAATGGCTCTTAATTATAATATAAATGTAACGGGAGATTGTTTTAATACCTCAAATGGGGTGATTGATTTAACGATGTCTAATGGTACGTCGCCTTATACTGTTCAATGGATTGAGCCATCATTTCCAACAAACATAATATTATCTTCGATAACTAAAACTAATTTAGTCGGAGGGACATATAGTATTGAAGTAACTGATAGTTCATTACCAACTAATCAAGTTATATATATTAATATCCCTGTTTCGAATGGGGTATGTTGTAGTATAACAAATGTTAATAATACAACTTGCTCACTTAATAATGGGTCTGTTACAGGTACTTCAACGACACAATACTCTTCAACAAATTATTATTTATATCAAAATAATAATGTTTATGTTCAATCCGCATCAACAAATCTTAATAATGTTGTCTTTGACAACTTAAGTGCTGGGACTTACTATATGACGGTTTTAGACCTTGGAGGTTGTACTGGAAGAAGTGAAAGTTTTATAGTTGAAGAATCGGAAGTACTAAATTATGGTTTATACATGGTTCCAAATTCGTCTTGTGGAGGGACCCCAATTGGTAAAATTAGTGTAACAGGTATAACAGGACAACCTCCGTTTAGTTATTTATGGAATAACGGACAAACAGGTTCTACCATAACAGGTTTAACTTCAGGTCAATATTCAGTTATAGTTACTGATGGTTATGGGTGTAATTTAGGTAAAAACGAAACAGTGACTGATGTTGACCCAATAGGGTTTGGTATTTTCACTGTTGTATCACCAACTTGTTTTAATTCTGACGGTTCGGTTAGTTTAACAATTACCGGTGGTACTGCCCCATATTATTATTCTGCTTCAACAGGGGTGGTTGAAGTTTCATATTCAAAAACTTTTACAATTTCGGGGTTGTATTCAGGGACTTACGGGTTTTTAGTTACAGACGCAGGACTTTGTACTTTAAATGTTGAAACATCATTGATTCCACCAAACGGTATTAATTCGGTGTCTGTTCAAACAACTAATTCAACTTGTTCAAGTGTTGATGGTAAAATTTTAATTTCAGTTATTGGTGGAGAAACACCATATACATATACTTTAATTTCTCCTGGGGGTGACACTAACAATATTAGTAATAACCAAACCGCTCAATTATTTGAGAATTTATCTGAAGGAACTTATTCGATAGGGGTTAGTGATAGTTCAGGATGTTCTTATATTGAGGAGGTTTATATTATGACTGATAATCAGTATACTATATCAACATCAGTTACAGGTACTTCTTGTAATCAAGTGAATGGTTTCATAGGTGTTACGGTTAGTTCAGGAATTACATTTCCACTTAATTATTCTATTGATAATGGGATATATGATATCTTAAATACAAATTTAACTGCGGTAACCTTTAATAATATTTCTGCCGGAACACACACGGTTACAGTGACTGATGGGGCCGGATGTGTTCAATCTTCTAGTGTATTAGTTACCGGAAGTGAAAGATTGGATTATTCACTGTATAGTATTTCTTGTGGCACGGGTAATAGTGGTAAAATAACTGCGTTTATAAATTCAGGTCTGCCTCCATTTACTTTCTATTGGTCTGATAATGTGCCAAACAATCCTCAACAAATTCAAGTATCAGGTTTAACGGGTGGAACTTATAGTTTAACTATTGTAGATAGTGGTGGGTGTTCATTAGTTAGAAGTGCCTCAATTAGTTGTTTTGCTAGTTTAACATCATATCAAACTTATGTTATGGGTGAGGAAGTTTTCAATATTGAATCGCCAACTAAGTTTGGTTTATTACAAATGTTGAATGAAGGTTTTTATGATTTAACATTGGATAATGAAGGGTGTGATTTAGTAAGTGCGACATTCACTGCAAAAGTGTCGGTAACACCGCTTGATTTAACAACTAGTGAACTATTTTTTACAACTACTTCGTTAAATGTCGGGCCAACGGATAATGAATATTATGATACCATTAAACAGTTATTATTGACGGTTCCGGGAATTGCGAATGTTACCATAAACGCTTTAACAAATCAAATTACGATTGAGACAACAAGAGGTGATGATACTTTAAATGGTCAAGAAATTATTATTGATTTGATTATAGAGTATGATATAATGTGCTTAACATAACATGACACAAATTACTATTACAGATATTTCAGGAGGAACATATCCAATTAGTGTATACATTGCGGATGTATATGGTAATAATCGTTATTTATTAGGGACAATTAACTCTGGTCCTGTACCACCAACAGTTTATTATAATACTGTAATACCAACAATATTTAATACCGCTCCGGAAATTATGTTATTGTTAGTGGATGATAATGATTGTGAGATTTTTAAAATACTTGATTGTACGTTTGGTTGTACATTTAACATTACTATTGAATTGGTATCTTGTACCGTTAATATCAATATTACTGAAGCATAGTTTATTTCTTAAAGAATAAACAACTCATTTTTTATTTTAATATTACTGAAATAGGATAGTCGTGGTATTTATTTAATAAAAACATCGAATGTCAATATATTCTATTCTTGTTACTAATAATGCGCCTGGATGTGTTTCCGAAATTGAACAACAATTAACGGTAACAGCGTGTACTCAATACATTATTAGTCTCACTTCAAATTCAACATCATTAGGACCATTTAACATTTATTTAGATGATTTTATTTACTACTCTGCAGTAACTCGAAATAATTTTTTAGATGGGGTTGTTGTGAATGTTGACTGTATAACACCAACGCCAACTAATACACCAACTAATACGCCAACACCAACACAAACTCCGACAAATACTGAGACACCTACTAATACACCTACTAATACTCCAACCCCTACTCAAACAGGTACGTCAGGATTAACACCTACCCCAACACCAACAAATACGGAAACTCCAACTCAAACGCCAACAAATACGGAAACTCCAACTAATACTCCAACTAATACACCTACAAATACGGGAACTCCAACTCCTACACCGACGCCTACTATGGCGGCGTTCTATGCTTATATCTTTGCTGAACCTCAAGACTCAACAGATGATACTGATTTACTTAATTTTGCGACAACAGGAGGAGCAATTGATTGGTATTCTTATTATTCTGCGACAGTCCCTAATGATAACTCAGGAAGTTACAGTAATGATTTAGATGTTTACGCTCATCAACCATCATTTATTAATGGTACAGGTAATTTTGTTAAACCTGACGACTTAAAGGCTCCAATAGCTCAAGTTAATGGACAAATGATAAATGGTCTTAGTCAAAGTATTTATACATTTGGTTCAATAGAGGTTAATTCATCGATGGTTACACCATCTGAAGAGTATTTTTACACTATTTGGATACCATTAAACGGTGTTAATGGTTCTCTAACTGACATGACAATTGATGTTGGAACTAATCTTGGTGGTGATGAAATTTATAGTAATATTGGGACCATTGTTGGTACTACGGCACTTAATGTGAACGTTACATCCGGAGCTGCAATACCTGCTGGGACTTATCGAGTATTATGGGTAAGTCCACAATTTATATTACCAATACTAACACCGTTATCAGGTTCACTATATTTTAGAGGTGACACTAAAAGTTAATAAATAATAATAAAATCAAACAAACATAAAATGGCGTTTCCATATAAAAATCCTACATCATTAAGTCTTCTAAATTCACCTGAAGGTGTTACTTTAACTAATCCACAAGGGACTAATTTTTCAGTTTCACAAGTTGGGGGTTATCAAGAGGTGTATTACACAGATAATTTAAAATTGACTTTTAGTGGTACTGGCTCTCAAACACTTTCAGCTAATACTGTTCCAATACAGATTTCGGTACAACCAAATTCGGGATTACAATGGACTATCTTAACACTTAATTCTGATAATATTTCATCAGGAAGAAGAAAACTTGGAATGCAAGTTTATGTTTATGAAACGGATACTGTTTATCAATACTACATACCTGATTACGATGTCTTATGGGGTAATCTTACAGGTTTAACAGGTAGTTCAGCAATAACACAACAATCAACATTTACAACAGTAAACGCTAGGTCTCAAGCGGGTAGGGATTTTATTAGCGCTTGGACCGGTTCAACAATTGAGGGTATTGATGGTGTTACAAGAGATGATGCCAAATGGAGAATAGTTAGCTCCACTGACATTCAAATTACAGGTGGAACATATTATTCTGCGACAACAACTTTAGATTTATTCAATAACACCGGAGGTACTGTAACAATAACAGGATTTACAGGAACAATAACCGGTGGAACATATAATAGTGGTACTGAAACGTTAACACTTAATAATAGTGATGGAAGTGAAGTAGAAATTTCAGGATTCACATCAGGTACAGGGTCAGCCCTTTCGGTTGGTGATGGTGTTACTACAGTGTTTCCTGTTTCAGGTATTACATTTGTTAACGCTACTGTAACTAATAATGGCAACGGTAATATTACCGTTACTACTTCTGCAGGAACAAGCGGGACTTCAGGTACAAGTGGAACTTCGGGTGTTAATGGAACATCGGGAACAAGTGGTACTTCAGGGACTAGTGGAACAACAGGGACAAGTGGTACTTCAGGGACTAGTGGAACAAGTGGGACCTCAGGAACTAGTGGGACTTCAGGGACATCAGGGATTGACGGTACCTCAGGTACAAGTGGAACTTCAGGAACATCAGGTACTTCAGGGACTACCGGAACATCAGGAACTAGTGGTATTGATGGAACATCAGGTACTAGCGGTATTGATGGGACATCGGGGACTTCAGGTATTGACGGAACATCAGGGACTTCGGGTATTGACGGAACATCAGGTACTAGTGGTATTGACGGAACATCAGGTACTAGTGGTATTGACGGAACATCAGGGACTTCAGGTATTGACGGAACATCAGGGACAAGTGGTACGGATGGAACTTCAGGAACTAGCGGAACTTCAGGAACGGATGGTACTTCAGGAACAAGTGGTATAGATGGAACTTCAGGTACTAGTGGTACGGATGGAACATCAGGTACAAGTGGTACAGATGGAACTTCAGGAACTAGCGGAACTTCAGGAACAGATGGTACTTCAGGTACTAGTGGTATAGATGGTACTTCAGGAACAAGTGGTACGGATGGAACATCAGGGACTTCGGGTATTGACGGAACATCAGGTACTAGTGGTACGAATGGAACTTCAGGGACTAGTGGAACAACAGGGACATCAGGTACAGATGGTACTTCAGGTACTAGTGGTACTTCAGGTCTTAGTGGTGTTAATGGTACTTCAGGTACAAGTGGAACAACAGGTACTAGTGGTACAAGTGGAATTGATGGTACTTCAGGGACTAGTGGTACGGATGGTACTTCAGGGACATCAGGTACTGATGGAACTTCAGGTACAAGCGGTACAGATGGTACTTCAGGGACTAGCGGTACGGATGGTACTAGTGGTACTTCAGGAACAGATGGAACATCAGGTACAAGTGGTATTGATGGTACTTCAGGTACAGACGGAACTAGTGGTACTTCAGGTACGGATGGTACTTCAGGAACAAGCGGTACAGATGGTACTTCAGGTACTAGTGGTACGGATGGTACATCAGGTACTAGCGGTACGGACGGAACTTCAGGAACAGACGGTACTTCAGGAACAAGCGGTACAGATGGTACATCAGGTACTTCAGGTACAGATGGAACTTCAGGGACAAGTGGAATAGATGGTACTTCAGGTACATCAGGAACAAGCGGAATAGATGGAACTTCGGGAACGGATGGTACTTCAGGGACTAGCGGTACGGATGGTACTTCAGGAACAAGCGGTACAGATGGTACTTCAGGTACTAGTGGTACGGATGGTACATCAGGTACTAGCGGTACGGACGGAACTAGCGGTACGGACGGAACTTCAGGTACTAGTGGAACAGATGGTACATCAGGAACAAGTGGTACAGACGGAACTTCGGGAACTAGCGGTACGGACGGAACTTCAGGGACAAGCGGTACGGACGGAACTTCAGGGACAAGCGGTACGGATGGTACATCAGGAACTAGCGGTACTGATGGAACTTCAGGGACAAGCGGAATAGATGGTACTTCAGGTACTAGTGGTACATCAGGTATTGATGGGACTTCAGGGACTAGCGGAACAGACGGAACTTCAGGAACAAGCGGAACAGACGGTACATCAGGTACTTCGGGAACAGATGGGACTTCGGGAACAGATGGAACATCAGGTACTTCAGGTACGGATGGCACATCAGGAACTAGCGGTACTGATGGAACTTCAGGGACAAGCGGTACGGATGGTACATCAGGAACAAGTGGAACAGATGGTACTAGCGGTACAAGTGGTACATCAGGTATTGATGGAACTTCAGGGACTAGCGGTACGGATGGAACTTCAGGGACTAGCGGTACGGATGGAACTTCGGGAACAAGTGGAACGGATGGTACTTCAGGTACTAGTGGAATAGACGGTACTTCAGGTACGAGTGGAACAGACGGTACTTCAGGTACTAGCGGTACGGATGGTACTTCAGGGACAAGCGGTACTTCAGGGACAAGCGGTACAGATGGAACTTCAGGTACTAGTGGTACTGACGGTACTTCAGGTACTAGTGGAATAGACGGTACATCAGGAACAAGCGGAACAGATGGTACATCAGGAACAAGTGGAACAGATGGGACTTCAGGTACGAGTGGTACGAATGGTACATCAGGTACGAGTGGAACAGATGGGACTAGCGGAACAAGTGGTACGGATGGAACTTCAGGTACAAGCGGTACGGATGGTACTTCAGGAACTAGTGGAACAGATGGTACATCAGGAACAAGTGGTACAGATGGGACTAGCGGTACAAGTGGAACAGATGGTACATCAGGAACTAGCGGTACTGACGGTACTTCAGGAACTAGTGGAACAGATGGTACTTCAGGGACAAGCGGTACCGATGGTACTTCAGGAACTAGCGGAATAGACGGAACTTCAGGGACAAGCGGTACGGATGGTACTTCAGGAACTAGTGGAATAGACGGTACTTCAGGTACTAGCGGAACAGATGGTACTTCAGGTACAAGCGGTATTGATGGGACTTCAGGGACTAGCGGAACAGACGGAACTTCAGGAACAAGCGGAACAGACGGTACATCAGGTACTTCGGGAACAGATGGGACTTCAGGTACGGACGGAACTTCGGGAACTAGCGGAACAGATGGAACATCAGGGACATCAGGTACAGATGGTACTTCAGGTACTAGTGGAACAGACGGAACTTCAGGAACTAGCGGAATAGACGGAAGTTCAGGAACAAGCGGAACAGACGGAACTTCAGGAACTAGCGGAATAGATGGAACTTCGGGAACAAGTGGAACGGATGGTACTTCAGGTACAAGCGGTATAGATGGTACAAGTGGAACAAGCGGAACAGATGGTACATCAGGAACAAGTGGAACAGATGGTACTTCAGGTACTAGTGGTACAGACGGAACTAGTGGTACTTCAGGTATTGATGGAACTTCAGGTACAAGTGGAATAGATGGAACTTCGGGAACAAGTGGAACAGATGGGACTAGCGGTACAAGTGGTACGGATGGTACTTCAGGTACAAGTGGAACTTCAGGACTAAGTGGTGTTAATGGTACTTCAGGGACAAGTGGTACATCAGGAACAACAGGTACAAGTGGAACAAGTGGTACGGATGGAACTTCAGGAACAAGTGGTACGGATGGAACTTCAGGAACTAGTGGAACTACAGGAACAAGTGGAACAGATGGTACTTCAGGTACTAGCGGAACAGATGGTACTTCAGGAACTAGTGGAACAACAGGAACAAGTGGGACTTCAGGAACAGATGGAACATCAGGAACTTCAGGAACAGATGGAACATCAGGTACGACAGGTACAAGTGGAACAAGTGGTACGGATGGAACTTCAGGAACAAGTGGTACGGATGGAACTTCAGGAACTAGTGGAACTACAGGAACAAGTGGAACAGACGGTACATCAGGTACTAGCGGAACAGATGGTACTTCAGGAACTAGTGGAACAACAGGAACAAGTGGGACTTCAGGAACAGACGGTACATCAGGAACTTCAGGAACAGATGGAACATCAGGTACAACAGGTACAAGTGGAACAAGTGGAACAAGTGGTACGGATGGAACTTCAGGAACAAGTGGTACGGATGGAACTTCAGGAACTAGTGGAACTACAGGAACAAGTGGAACAGATGGTACTTCAGGTACTAGCGGAACAGATGGTACTTCAGGAACTAGTGGAACAACAGGAACAAGTGGGACTTCAGGAACAGATGGAACATCAGGAACTTCAGGAACAGATGGAACATCAGGTACGACAGGTACAAGTGGAACAAGTGGTACGGATGGAACTTCAGGAACAAGTGGTACGGATGGAACTTCAGGAACTAGTGGAACTACAGGAACAAGCGGAACAGATGGTACTTCAGGAACTAGTGGAACAACAGGAACAAGTGGGACTTCAGGAACAGACGGTACATCAGGAACTTCAGGAACAGATGGAACATCAGGTACAACAGGTACAAGTGGAACAAGTGGAACAAGTGGGACTTCAGGAGATGCTGGTATTTCCGCGGGACAAGTATACTACTTCAATGAATCACAAAATTCAGATGTTTCAGGATATAAAGTTTTAGCGACAGACCCATCAACAGCGACAACACAAACAGTAACAACAAATTTAACAGGAAGTCAACAAAATGTGATGGTTTCCGATTACATAACACCACAATTAGGTTTTGCGGTTATTCCGGGTGGTGCACAAAGATTTCATTTACATTACTTAAAACCGGCGAGTAATGACGATATTGATGCTTATGTTGAAATACAATTAGCTAATTCAACGGGAACACCAATAGGTCCAACAATAACATCAAATGTTGCGTTAATTGGTTGGGTTAGTGCCGTAATACCGGTTGAAGTTAATGTCGATATTGTATTACCAACAACAACTATAGACCCAACAAACAGAATGATTGTTAGGTTATATCTTAGTAATAATGATTCTTCATCACGTTCAGTGGTATATTATACTGAAGGTAATTCATATTACTCATTTGTATTAACATCAGTTGGTGCGATTGCGGGTACAAGTGGTAGTTCAGGAACAAGTGGAACTTCGGGTGCTAACGGAAGTTCAGGTACTAGTGGTACATCAGGAACCGATGGTACATCAGGAACATCAGGAACAAGCGGTACGGACGGAACATCAGGTACTAGCGGAACAAACGGTACTTCAGGTACTAGTGGAACTTCAGGAACTAGCGGTACAGATGGTACTTCAGGGACAAGTGGAATAGATGGTACTTCAGGAACAAGCGGTACAGATGGTACTTCAGGTACTAGCGGAACAAGTGGTACTTCAGGAACTAGCGGAATAGATGGAACATCAGGTACAAGTGGAACGGATGGTACTTCAGGAACTACAGGTACAAGTGGTACTTCAGGTACAACAGGAACAAGCGGTACTTCAGGTACAGACGGTACTTCAGGTACTAGTGGAATAGATGGAACCTCAGGTACAAGTGGAACAACCGGTACGTCAGGAACAACGGGTACATCAGGGACTTCAGGTACGAGCGGAACAACAGGAACTAGCGGTACAACAGGAACTAGCGGTACATCGGGTACAAGCGGAATAGATGGAACCTCAGGTACTTCAGGTACTTCAGGAACTTCAGGAACAAGTGGTATAGATGGTACTTCAGGAACTAGTGGAACATCAGGAACATCAGGAACTAGCGGTACAACAGGAACTAGTGGAACAACAGGAACATCAGGTACGAGTGGTATTGATGGGACTAGTGGTACAACGGGAACAAGTGGAACTAGCGGTACAACAGGTACAAGCGGAACGACAGGTACATCAGGAACTAGTGGTACTTCGGGTATTGATGGGACTTCAGGTACAAGCGGAACATCAGGAACTTCAGGAACAAGTGGTATAGACGGTACTTCAGGAACAAGTGGAACAAGTGGTACGGATGGAACTTCAGGAACAAGCGGTACGGATGGTACTTCAGGAACTAGCGGAATAGACGGAACTTCAGGGACAAGCGGTACGGATGGTACTTCAGGAACTAGCGGAACAGATGGTACTTCAGGAACTAGTGGAACAACAGGAACAAGTGGGACTTCAGGAACAGATGGAACATCAGGAACTTCAGGAACAGATGGAACTTCAGGAACAGATGGAACATCAGGTACAACAGGTACAAGTGGAACAAGTGGTACGGATGGAACTTCAGGAACAAGCGGTACGGATGGTACTTCAGGTACAAGCGGAACAGATGGAACTTCAGGTACTAGCGGTACGGATGGTACTTCAGGTACTTCAGGAACAGATGGGACATCAGGTACTTCAGGTACTTCAGGCACTTCAGGAACTAGTGGAATAGATGGCACTTCAGGTACAAGTGGTACAGACGGAACTTCAGGTACTTCAGGGACTAGCGGTACGGATGGTACTTCAGGGACTAGCGGTACGGATGGTACTTCAGGTACTAGTGGAACAAGTGGTACGGATGGAACATCAGGTACTAGCGGAACAGATGGAACATCAGGTACTAGCGGTACAACAGGAACTAGTGGAACAGATGGTACTTCAGGGACTAGCGGTACAACAGGAACTAGTGGTACGGATGGTACTTCAGGTACTAGCGGTACAGACGGAACCTCAGGGACAAGTGGAACAGATGGTACTTCAGGCACTAGTGGTACAACGGGTACATCAGGAACGACAGGTACTTCAGGAACTAGCGGTACAGACGGAACAAGTGGTACATCAGGGACAAGTGGAACTAGTGGTACTTCAGGGACTTCGGGAACAACAGGTACCTCAGGGACTTCAGGTATAGATGGAACATCAGGAACTAGCGGTACTTCAGGAACTACAGGTACATCAGGGACAACAGGAACGAGTGGAACTTCAGGTATTGATGGTACTTCAGGTACTAGTGGTACATCGGGAATAGATGGAACATCCGGAACAAGTGGAACTACAGGAACTAGCGGTACATCAGGTACTTCAGGAACTAGCGGTACAACAGGAACAAGTGGTACTTCAGGAACTAGCGGTACGGATGGCACATCAGGAACTAGCGGTACAACGGGTACATCAGGAACGACAGGTACTTCAGGAACTTCAGGAATAGATGGAACAACAGGTACTTCGGGAACGAGCGGGTCAAGTGCAACTTCAGGAACATCAGGAACTAGCGGAACATCAGGTTCTTCAGGAGCGAATGGTTCTTCAGGGACTTCAGGAACAACCGGTACTTCGGGAACAACAGGAACTAGTGGAACTTCAGGTTCAAGTGCAACTTCAGGAACATCAGGAACAACAGGAACTAGCGGAACCTCAGGTACAAGTGGTTCGTCAGGTGTTAATGGTGCTTCGGGAACATCAGGTACAAGTGGGACATCAGGTGCTAATGGTTCTTCAGGAACTAGTGGAACAACCGGAACTAGCGGAACAACAGGAACTAGCGGAACTTCAGGGTCAAGTGCAACTTCAGGAACATCAGGGACAACCGGAACGAGTGGAACTTCAGGTTCAAGTGCAACTTCAGGAACGTCAGGTTCTTCAGGAGCGAATGGTAGTTCAGGAACATCCGGAACAACCGGAACTTCGGGTACAAGTGGTTCAAGTGCAACTTCAGGAACATCAGGAACAACAGGAACTAGCGGAACCTCAGGTTCAAGCGCAACTTCAGGTACAAGTGGTTCGTCAGGTGCTAATGGTTCTTCAGGAACTAGTGGAACATCGGGTTCATCAGGAGCAAATGGTAGTTCAGGAACATCAGGAACAACCGGAACTAGCGGAACATCTGCAACAAGTGGGACTTCAGGTTCTTCAGGGGTAAATGGTAGTTCAGGAACTAGTGGAACAACGGGAACGAGCGGGTCAAGTGCTACTTCCGGTACAAGCGGTTCATCAGGAGCCAATGGTTCTTCAGGTACTAGCGGGACAACAGGAACAAGTGGTACGTCAGGTTCAAGTGCTACATCAGGAACATCAGGAACATCAGGTTCGTCAGGTGCTAATGGTTCTTCAGGAACTAGTGGTACAACAGGTACTTCAGGAACAAGTGGTTCAAGTGCAACAAGTGGAACATCAGGTTCATCAGGAGCGAATGGTTCTTCAGGAACTAGCGGAACAACAGGTACGAGCGGAACCTCAGGAACAACAGGAACTTCAGGTACAAGTGGTTCTTCAGGAGCAAATGGTAGTTCAGGAACATCAGGAACAACCGGAACTAGCGGAACTTCGGGTACATCTGCAACTTCAGGAACAAGTGGTTCGTCAGGAGTAAATGGTTCTTCAGGAACTAGCGGAACAACCGGAACTAGTGGAACCTCAGGTTCAAGTGCAACTTCAGGAACTTCAGGTTCTTCAGGAGCAAATGGTTCTTCAGGAACTAGTGGAACAACAGGTACAAGTGGAACCTCAGGTACATCTGCAACTTCAGGAACAAGTGGTTCGTCAGGAGTAAATGGTTCTTCAGGAACTAGCGGAACAACCGGAACTAGTGGAACCTCAGGTTCAAGTGCAACTTCAGGAACAAGTGGTTCGTCAGGAGCAAATGGTTCTTCAGGAACTAGTGGAACAACAGGTACATCAGGAACCTCAGGTTCAAGTGCGACATCAGGTACAAGTGGTTCTTCAGGGGCAAATGGTTCTTCGGGTACAAGTGGTACAACAGGAACTAGCGGAACATCAGGTTCAAGTGCAACTTCAGGAACTTCAGGTTCTTCAGGAGCAAATGGTTCTTCAGGAACTAGCGGAACAACCGGAACTTCGGGTACAAGTGGTTCAAGTGCAACAAGTGGAACTTCAGGTTCATCAGGAGCAAATGGTAGTTCAGGAACATCAGGAACAACCGGAACTAGTGGAACATCAGGTACATCTGCAACTTCAGGAACTTCAGGTTCATCAGGAGCAAATGGTAGTTCAGGAACATCAGGAACAACCGGAACGAGTGGAACTTCAGGTTCGTCAGGAGCGAATGGTTCTTCGGGTACAAGTGGAACAACAGGTACATCAGGTACTTCAGGAACTCGTGGTACTTCAGGAACTTCAGGTGTTAATGGAACTTCGGGAACAACAGGTACTTCAGGAACAACAGGGACATCAGGAACATCAGGTTCTGCAAATATACTGAATAATGCTAATAATCGATTGACTACCGCAACCGGTAATGTTGGTGAATTACAAGCTGAGACAAATGCAACATTTGATGGTTCAACCTTAAGAATAACCGGTGATACTGTAATGACAGGTTCATTAACTGCAGCATCTAAATCATTTGATATTCCTCATCCAACAAAAGAAGGATATCGTTTAAGATATGGTGTTTTAGAGGGTCCTGAACATGGAGTTTACTTTAGAGGTAAAACAACACAAAAAGTAATTGAATTACCTGACTATTGGGTTGGATTAGTTCATGAAGATAGTTATACGGTAAATCTTACTTCAATTGGAAAACCTTGTGAAAACTATGTTGTTGAAATTAAAGATAATAAAGTATTCATTGATAGTGGATGTGAAGATATTAACGTGTTCTACTTAATACACGCGGAACGTAAAGATATTGAAAAAGTATTGTTAGAATACAAACCATTAAGATAAAAAAAAGGGACTTTATAGTCCCTTTTTTGTTTTAACGATTATCAATATAAATAATAACTTCATCATAGTATTCGATAAAATGGTCTGACCATAAATCCCATTTAATATTAACACCATCAAATGAATGAACTTCATGATTAGGGAAGATTCTTAAATAGGTATCTCGAAACTCTCTAAATTTTTGTTTAAGTTCAGGTGTTCTTAGATGCCATTCTCCGGATATTTTTTTAACATTTTCTTTTATCCAAAATAAGTTTTCAATGTTAAATATGTCATATTCACCACCTTCACAATCGGATTTTAAAAAATCAATTTTTTGTATGTTATAATCAGATAGTGTTTTAGAGAATGTTGTTGAATATAATTTTTTACCATTATCGTCATTAAAAACGTATTCAAACTCAAATTCGCCAATAATGTTTGATATTCCTTTATTAATATGTGTGACCGGGCCTTGTCTTGTGTTTAATACTAATGTTTTAAACTCTTCAAAACTTGGTTCAAATGTAAAAACATGAGATGGGTTTTTATGTAATATTGAATAAGTGAATGGACCTAAACTAGCACCAATATCAAATACTACATCACCTTCTTCTACTTCAAAATATTTTTCATAGATTCGCTCTTCAAATATTTCTCTTGTTATTGTTTCTTTAAACCCATCATAACATGATGGTTCCCATATAAAATTTTCCATTATTTAATTAAATGTTGTATTTGATTAATTACCATTTCCGGTGTGATTGATTTATGGCATTCAAATTGACGTTTAGTACCTTTGTGAACCGGACACCAATTCCAATCTCCTTTATCAAACATAAAATTAGGATTGTTCCAACATCCATTACATACTGACTTATTAATAATTCGGGTACAATTGGATGTAAATTCGTGGTCAGGTTCTGTAAAATTACTAATCATTACTACTTGTTTACCTAATCCCCATGCTAACCAAGAAAGACCACTTGATAATCCAATAAAAAATTCACTATGATGTATTACTCTCATTGTATTTTCAATTGAGGTGTCTTTAATTTTTGAGACATTATCAAATGGATTATCTTCTTTAGACACATTAATTATTTGATATCCTAATGAATGTAAGTGATTAATTAATTTTTGCCAATATTCTCGAGTCCAAAATTTACAACCTGATGTCGAATTAGTTGCGATTGTAATATATTTTTGACTGTATGGGGATTGTCCTACATTACAACTAATTCTTGGTTGTATTTCCTCGAAATCTAATCCTAAAATATTAGTAGCAGTTTTTTGTAATGGTATTGTATTTGGCATCTCAGGTTCCTTATCTGCATTGTAAAACCATCCAATTGAATACATAGCGTTTAAATTATGTACTGATATTCCTGGTTTAACAAATTCAAGTTCAGGGTATGTTTGTTCAAATAGATTATTCCAAAAAGTTGAAACAATCACAGTACAGTTATGTTTCTTTTTAAATTCCAATGCATATGGTATCCATGCAATGGAATCTCCTAATGATTTACTATCAAATGAGATATAAACTCGTTTATTTTCAAGATTTAATGTTTCTTCATAAACCGTTTGATTATTATATGATACTTTCGCTCTCCATTTGGTGAAATAACTACGATTCAATTTAATCCAATTATTTACACCAATTTCATTAGTATATCGATTCACTCCATTATTATCAAAAAACTCTACTTTATAAATCTTATCAGTATTACCTTTAATTTCTAAAAAAGGGTTATTAACAAAATGTTGGAATATTTGTATTTCAGAATCCATCATTTTTTGTTTGTTAAATTCTTCGTTCATTATTTTATTGTATAAATTTATGTGTTGTTCTGCAAATAATTTTACTTGGTCGGTACTTGGTCGGTACTTGGTCGGTACTTGGTCGTTAATTGATAATAAAGTTTCTTTTGTTTTATTAATATTATCATCAATAGGGTGTATGTACTTGGTGAACATATCCATATATTGAGGAAGATTTCTTGATAAGGTTGGTAGACCATATGATATTGCTTCACGTAAAACTAACGGATTACATTCCCAAGTTGAGTTAAACATAAAAATGTCTGCAGCGGTTAAGAATATTTCAACATCATTTCTTTCGCCCCAAATTTTAATATTAGATGGTAAGTCTTTCATTATTGGGGTCCAATAATCTTGAAAATTAGGTGCCTGATTTCCAATAAAATGGAACACATATTCAGGGTTTGATTTTTCAATTAAACGAGCTAATTCTACCCCTTCTTTTTGATTTTTCCCCGGTGTCCATAATCCAACATTAACTATGTGTTTTTTATTAAAATCAAAACCTAATTTTAGTTTTGCGTCAATCTTTTCGGTTGATGATGGTATTTTATCTTCGATTGGAAATTCTAATACTTCTCCGTATGATGGCATTTCTTTGAAAGTATTTTCCTTATGCCAAGGACTACAATATGCATATGCTTCCGGATGGAAGTGTTTCTCTAAGTTAGGTTTAAAGATTATGTTATGACAAGTCTCAACCATTCTCCAAGTTCTATCATTATTATAAAGATAGTTCATTAATTCAGGTGTCATTGGATTATGAAAGTCAAAGGCCTCAATCATTTCATCTAAATGAATAACGTCGAACTCATTTTCTTCAATAATTTTAACTAGTTCCATTTTATCTTCACCTAAGGTCCAAAAATTAGATTGTGGTATTAGTTCTTTAATTCTGTTTTTTTGTACAACATAATGGTCACTATGATTTGAAAACTCGACAACATATAGTTCTAAGTCTTTACCATATTCCAATAATGATTCAATTCGTTTTAATAAGAAAGCTGGCATCCCTCCTGTTGATAGATGAGGTGCTAAAAATAATACTCTTGTTTTTCTATTGTTATATTTTTTAATTTTTTGAATCATTTTATTCATTTCAGGGATTCTTTTTTCTCCGTGAAAGAATAATAAGTTTTCTTTTTTCTCAGGTACTTTAACCCATAATTTTCTTTCAATTTCATTAAAGTTGGTATAAACATCATCAACAAAATCTGACCCACCATTTGTGTATATGTATGGTAATCCGTCCACAATATTGTATTTCCATAGAAGAACATTTAAAATAGTTTCTTCGTTGAATGGAGCGTAATGAGATATGTTATTTAATACTTCAGGGTTAATACACATAGAATACCACTCATCTAAAAAGTTAATACAATTTTGATTTGCAACATAATATCCAGTTTGACGATAACCTTTTCTAACGTATTGGTTTACATTGAATAGTTCACATGATGGGTGTTCAAGGGTTGTACTTAAATCACTTGCGTCTTCAGCACCACCACGGTCACCAACTTGTAAGTACTCATAAATCCCTTTAACAAAATAAGGGTGGTCTACATCTTGATTGTAGTGAGTAAAAATGGTGTCAACATATTTGGTTGCAATTGAATCACTATCGATATATGCCACATTTTTAACATATTTTTGTAAGACATCTTTAGTAATTAAAGGTCTTTGGATTAGAATTCGATATATTTTTTTGTTATTTCGGTTAATATAAAAATTATCCGTTGTGTTAAGATACATTGAAGAATTATCCTCCTCTTCAATATTTAAATCCCATCGTAAAGTTACAACATCTTTAATGTTAATTTTTAAGTCAGAATTCATTAAATAAACAAAGATTGGTAAATCACTATATTCTCTAATTGATTTAACACAAGAACTAACAATATCAAAATAATTTTCTGTCGAGTATAAAACATATGCTTTATCCACTTTTTCTTTAATAATTAAAGGTTCAACTCTTGAAAATGATTTACCATATAATTTATGGTGGTGTATTGGGGTTTGAATGTATTTTAACCCAATCTCATTTTCTAATAAGAATTCTCTTACCGGTGAATTTATTTGATTTGTTTTGTGTTTTGACAATAATTCAATAATTCCTTTACTATACGCGATTGGTCCGGTAACTCTTAAAACATTATCTTTATCAGCCCCACCCAAATAATTTTTGATGTTTTCTTTAACAATTTCGATAACACGACCTAAGAATGGGTGTTCCGGACGACAAATGATGTGCCAATTTTGGAACTCACCAAATTGATAATTTAATTCAGATGCCCAATCCAATCCCTTCCAATGTGTTAATAGGTATTCATCAGTTGGTAATAATGTTTCTTCCAATGGAATTGTTGTACAACTCTTAATATCTAAATAAACACCACCAACCTTATACATTAAAAGGTATCTGAAGAAATCTGCTCTTGATGCGCCATAAATTGGATTGATACTTAAATAAAGATTTAAGGTTTCTTCATCGTAATTTTCTTTAATAAATTCAATACAATCTTCATTATTGTAAAATCTATATTCAAAAGTTGGGTTCATATCTTTTAACCTTTGAACAACTTTACTTATTTCATTTGGTAAATCATTTGTTTTAAATGTTTGATGAATGATTCTTGGGATTTGAGGTTTAATTAATGTTATATCACTAATGTGTTTGATAATTTGATACCCCGATAGTTCAGATACTAATTTATCTATTTCAACCTTATTAGATACTCCGTCATGATACTCTAAAGTTATTTTATTTGGAATTGGGAATGAGTATTCCTTACAATAATCCAAGAAATCTCTTAGGATGACATGGTCATGACCTTCAGTATCAATCTTTAGATAACCGATAGATTCAACACCATAAGTATTAATTAAAGTTTTCCAACTAATTGTCGGTACTTTTTCAATGGTGACTAAACTATTGTATAATTCTTCACCTAATTCTTTAATCGCGAAAGGGTGGGGGTTATTAATTGAGTTACTTCCTCTTACCCACCAAGGTAAGTTATTCTCTTCTATTTTCCAATCGTCAATATAGTATACATCAACGTCCCCGTCTTCTGTCGATAAAGCGGCTTGGACTTTGATAACGTTTTGTTTATTTGGTAATCTATCGATATAATATTTTATTGGTTCAATACTAATACCTACGGTTTCATCAGTTGATGTTTCAATTAAGGTATCAAAATCTGAGGTACCAATTTCAATAAAGTCGTAATATTTGGTGTTTAAAGACATATAAATTGTTTTTTAAGGAAAATATAAAACAATTTAAAAAAAAGAGTATAATAAAAAAGGGGATAGTAGCGAGCTTTCCCCTTTAAATTGTTACCATAATAGTAACGGTCCTAAATGTCCTCACTTGGAGGGTTTTTGTTTTCATTAAATTTATAAAATGTTAATAATTTTAATGAATCTTTATATTGTTTTTCGAGTCTATCTAATTCATCAATGGAAGTTGCGCCTTCACAGGCGTTATTGTAATTATCTTCGGCTTCTTGGATAATTCTCTGTATGGTTGAAAGAAGTTTCATATCATATAAATATTCCCAACCCCTGTCTTTATTTGTTTTTTAATAAAACTATATTTCTTTTTGTATAAAACCCATTATGTGGTTATTTATAGTAAAATGAATTTGAATGGCTTGTAAGTATTATGACATAACGATAAGTGCTGGTGATATCGCCGCAGCAAGTGGAAATACAAACCCATCATTTGATGGAGTTGTATTTGCTGATTATACAGATTGTTTTAGTGCTTCAACTAATACTGCGTTTTATTCTGCGGGATTTTATCCAAACGCAATTTGTGCTGATAATACTTCGTCAGTGGTATGTAATTATTATAAAGATGATTTACTTACATTATCGTTAAGTAGTTTTGCAACTGAAGGAAATTTTTGTTGTGAATGTTATACATTAACTTGTACGCCAAATCCACCACCAGCACCATTCATTGGTTTTACAAATTTTCAATACAACGATTGTTCAGGAAATACACAGACTATTACGGTTGCAGATGGTTCACCTGTTGATGTGTGTGCGGAACAGGGTAGTGTAATTATAACAGGTGGTGACCCGGGTGGAGTTTCACCTGCCGGATATGATTGTTGTGATAGTGGTTTCACTCCAACTCCAACTCCAACACCTACTGAAACTCCAACAAATACTCCAACCCAAACGCCAACAAATACTCAAACTCAAACACAAACAGGTACTCCAACACAAACACCAACTAATACTGAGACACCGACACCTACTAATACTCAAACACCGACACCTACTAATACTCAAACACCAACTAATACTGAGACACCGACGCCTACTAATACTCAAACACCAACTAATACTGAGACACCGACGCCTACTAATACTCAAACACCAACTAATACTGAGACACCGACACCTACTAATACTCAAACACCAACTAATACTGAGACACCGACTCAAACTCCAACACCTGGTTGTTACTATATTGGTAAATTTCTATACAGTGCGATTGATTGTGGTACTGCCTGTTCAACAATTTTCCAAGTTGATTTATATTCAAATTTTGACCCAATTGTACCGGGTTCTGTTTTATATTCGGATAGTTGTGTTACAACTGTTGCGGACGGTTATTATTCATTAGTTTCAACTCCCGGGTTAAGTGATTTGGGTTGTTATACGGTTAATGGTGGTAGTGGTGTGATTAGTTCATACTCGATTTGTCCTACACCTACACCTACCCCAACAACTACTCAAACTCAAACACCAACTAATACTCAAACTCAAACACCTACTCCAACAACTACTCAAACTCAAACACCTACACAAACTCAAACGCCTACACAAACTCAAACTCAAACACTGACAGTGACATCAACTAGTGGGTATATTGTCCAACTTCAGAGTTGTGAAGATTCATCAACTATTTTTAGGTATGTTGGTTTACCATCTACATTAATTCTTGGTGAGACTTATTTAATTACTGATGATTCTTTTAATGGATGTGCAACTGTTGTAAATTATGATGGTTCAGGTCCAATATATAATGGAAATAGTAGTGTTATAACACAAGTTTCCTCGGGATGTGGAGATATTTTATGTCCAACTGTTGGTAGTATACCGGCACTTCTTGCTAGTTGTATTAATGGTGAAATACTATACGCAACTGTTCAAAAAGATACTGCATTTGTAGGAGCGACTTATTACTATCAAGGTGCTTGTTATTCATTTATTGAATTTTCAGGAGAAGGAGGGCCTAATTTAGGTGAACCTGATTTTAGTGATTGTATTTATTGTGTACCAAGTCCAACACCAACTCCTACACCTCAACCAACACCTACAATAACACCTACACCATCAACAACGCCATCATCTTGTACAAACAATATTTATTGTTTTAGAACAACATTACCTTCATTATCGGGTTATAGTGGAAATTATACATCATCAGGTTCATATAATTTTAGACCATACTATTCAGGTGATTCTGTTAATACTTCATTCATTTATTATACAGGTAACTATTGGTGTTTAAGTGATAGTTTAGGGGGGTCTTGTTTATTACAAGGTGCAACACCTTGTTACTCAAGTTGTCCGGATATATCGGCTAACGATTTTACTATTGGGATATGTCCTTCTCCAACACCATTACCGGTTGATTGTACTACTTTTGATTTTAACGCCTATTTTGATTGTGATTGGGAACCAATTCCGACACCAACACCAAGTGTTCCTTGTGATGATGTTAGTTTTGATTTAACAAGTGTTGGGGTAACTCCAACACCAACAATACCTGTTGATAATTGTATTAACACTGCGGTATTGTTTAGTTTAAGTTCGTATACTCCATCAACTCCAAGTGTAACGGTTACGCCATCAGTTACAGTTACTAATACAGTTCCTGCGGGTGGTTCAGTTACATTTAATATGTTGGAAGATACATTTAAGTGTGTGTCGGTTAAAGTATTACAACTTTGTTCAGATGAAAGTGAGATATATGTTAATGATGGTTTAGTTTACAATAATTTACCATTATCGACAGGAACTACATTCTTGGCTTTAATGACATATGGTGATGTAGTAAATGCTCAAACTTGTGTAACATATGTTAGAGATGATTTCAACTTATCGTCAGATGCTAATGTTAATTCTGTACTTAATGTTTATGGTAATTGTAGTTCTTGTAATATATTACCAACTCCAACACCAACATCAACACAAACTCAAACACCAACACCTACAAACACTTCAACAACAACACAAACACCTACAAACACTCCAACAACAACACAAACACCAACACCAACAAGAACCCCTGGAGGGACACCACCTGTGACACCAACACCTACATCAACGACAACACCAACAAATACTCAAACACCTACAAATACTCGTACTCAAACACCTACACCTTCACCGACATCTAAGTATGTTTATGTTTATGAGAGTTGTGTTGTTATTGACCCTAAAATTAGTTCACAATTAACACAAATAATTCAAACATTACCAGTATCATTTACAATTAATGTTGGACAAGTTTTCAAAGATAAAGATGGAATTTGTTGGAGATATGTTGGTAGATTCGACACTAATTATATTCCACCAGCAAATGTATATTACTCAACTCAATCAGATAACTATTTTGTAGGAGCTTTAGAATGTTTATTTGTTAATTGTACTACGTGTAATAGTGTTAATTTGAAACCATTAGCAACTCAAATTCAGTTTCCACAGGCAAATAATATTAATAGCCCAACTTACCTTCCGGCGACTCAAACAAGTATTCCGGTCACAACTATTGTTGACCCTCCAAATGTACCAAATTGTTCATCGTTGTTATTTGGTTTAACAGTTAGGAGAATCTATTATAGTACCGTTAATAACCCTCCACTACTTTCAGATAATTATTTTGAATTACCATTGGTATATGGTCAAAATACAACATATGTGACAGGATTAACACCGGGAACCGGTTATTATTTCTCGCTATTTTGTGAGAATGATTATGGTTCGTCTGCGCTTTCCTTCCCCTTTAAAGTTTATACATTAAATTAAATGGCAGTACAAGTAACAATTAGTAGTATAACAGGACAATCACCTTATGACGTTTACATATGTCAAAGTAATGGTACGGGTTGTTTTTATATATCAACAATAACGTCAACACCATATGTGTTTGACATACCTGAACCTTACAATAGTTCAACATCTTATCAATTAAAAGTAGTTGACGCAAATAACTGTACAATAACCGGAGTTGAAAACGTAATATGAGTCAATTAATAACAATAACATCAGTAACGGCTAACACACCGGTCGATATATACTATTGTGATTCGTTTAGTGCGAATTGTGTATTTGTTTCGACTGTGGCGGTATTTCCATATCAATTTGATGTTCCATCACCATATGATGAAACTAATATTGTGATTAAAATAATTGATAGTGAAAGTTGTATTAATGGAGAAGTAATTCCAATTAGCCCAACACCAACGAGTAGTGTGACACCAACCAATACACCAACACAGACTCAAACACCAACCAATACACCAACACAGACTCAAACACCAACTCAAACGCCGACAAACACTCAAACACCAACAATGACATCAACAAATACGCCAACACCAACATCAACACCGGTCATTTCAAGTCATTTTACGGGTCAAAATAGGTATACGACTTCAGGTAGTGTGTGTGGTGATATTATGACAATCTTACCGTATTATACTTATATTAGTGAGTCAAATTCGGTTCCGGTAATTGGAGCAACGATTTATGAAACTGCAGTTAATACAACACTGTATAATCCTTATGTTGGTGAAAATAAATATGTTAAATTACAATTCGGTAGTGATTTTTATGTTGTTCAAATAAATAACAACGGGGAAATAACATCGTTCACAATATGTTAAAAAGAAATAAAAATATAATTATAGAATAATAAAGAAGAATGAGTATAAATTGTGGATTAGGATTTATTAAGGTGGGTAGTGAGTATTATTATACTGATTGCTGCGGTAACTTTATTACAGATGTTAATAATACAGGTGAAATTATAGAAGTTAGTTTTAATCTTGATTTGGCAAATTCGGGTGTAGGAGATTTAAATACTTATGTAACCCCAACATGTTCAACACCTACACCAACCCCAACTCAAACTGTTACACCAACCAATACCGCTACTCCAACAATGACACCAACAAATACACAAACACCTACACCATCGATTACTCCATCGATAACCCCATCAAATAGCCCGGTTACAAGAATTCAAAATAATTGTGATGTTATTACACTATTTGATTTAGGGATTTCTTGTAATGTGATTCAACAACCATCAAGTCCTACTTCATTAGATGGTATTATTTCGGTAAATGTAACAGGAGGAACCTCTCCTTATTCTTATTTTTGGTCGGGAGGTCAAAGAACTCAAACTTTATTTGGTGTTTCTCAAGGAATATATGAAGTTGTTGTTACAGATTTTTCTTGGCCTGATGGTGGTCCTGATTTTACTGCTTCAACAATATGTTCATTAGCTGGTCCAACTCCAACACAAACGCCAACAATGACTCCAACACCAACTAGTACACAACCAATTCAATGTGTTGAGTTGTGTATGATTATCACCGAACCAATATTGTTTGGACCGGCACAATTCGTTTGTAATGGTGTGATAAATGGACAATTTAGTTGGGTAAGTGAATTCAATGGTAAATTATTTTATATAATTTGGAACCCAATTAATACTAAATTTATTGTTTATCAAGATAGTGACGCGATTACACCATTCTTAGTAGATGGAAGTGTGGTGGCAACTGAAGTACTTTCATCAATACCGGTGGCGGGTTGGCAGTTTTATGGTGGTACTGCAAATGGAAATATTACTGTAACTACAGGTTCTTGTCCTGAATACGAGCCATTATCATTGGAGGTATTCTCAACTAATAATAGTTGTAGAGGAATGGTAAATTGCGATGGTTCAATCACTGCAAGTGTTCAAGGTGGATTATCACCATATTATTATTCGATAAATGGTGGAATTACGACTCAGGAAAGTCCTTCATTTAATGATTTATGTCCTAATGATTATGAAGTTACGGTTTATGATTCTGCAGGGAACCAACAATCAAGTGTTACTACTATTGGGTATAATGCTAGTCCTGAAACTTATCAACTTTCAATTACTAATTTTGGAGCTCCTGTTTCGTCAATAATAAATAATGTGTCAAATAATTTAACTCAGACTTATAAAATTATATCAACACCACAAATACCGGTCGGGGTAACAATATCATTTAATTTGTCAATATCAAATACTAAGTTATATCAAGGACCAGGTAATGGAACAATTGATAATACATTAATTGTTACTAAAAATGGTGTGCAACAAACACCAACATTTGTTTCAAATGTACCTGTTATTGGTGATAGACCAAATTGCTCACCAGACCTTCAAACAGGGATTACTCAAACGAATAGTGTAATATTAACAATGTCATATAATGATGAAATTGAGATAATTGAAAATTCTATTTTAAACTTAACAAATCCGAACGGAGGTAACAATAGATGTACAACAGTGTTAAATCAAACTATTTCATCTAACATAATGGAAATTAGTGTGGATGGTAACGAGTGTTTAACATCGGTTGGAAGTCCAAGAACTTTATTGGAGAATTCAATAACTTATGTTCCACAAATCACACCAATACCGGATGTATTAACACACGAAAGTTATGGTTCAGGTTTCGGTCCACTACTATGTCAACCTGATTGGGGACCATTTGGTTTTCTTTATAGTTATGCTAGTCAAGGGACTTCACCAGCTGTTGGGATAACAATTTATCAAAATAGAGGTGCTAATAATGTTTTATCTAATCCTATTCCTTCGACAGTCGCCACAAATGGTTTGGGATGGCAAGGTGGTCAAAGATACTTATTTACTGTCACGGGTGCTCCAGGTGTAATAACAACAATAACTCCTTGTACCTAAATAAAATAAAATGAAACTATTTATAACCAATGGCTTATATAATTAAAAATACTTCGGGACTAATTAACACAAGATTAACTGATGTGGGTAGAAGATACCTATCTCAGGGAAATTTTAATATCGCTTATTTCCAAATAGGGGATAGTGAGGTTAGTTATACCGCTGTTCCGAATTACAATCAGACTAATAATAATATTTTGATGCCGGCATTCAATGCTCAAAATGATACAGGTTCTCCTCAATCTAATAAACAAAATGTTAAATATCCATATTTTGTTCAGGGTGGAATAGGTAATACATATGGTATTCCATACATGGATAGTGATTTTCAGTCGGTTTATAATTCCGCTGGCGTAAAAGGTTTTTTCATGACAGGGGGTACCCAAGGAAATTGGGACGTTCAAATAAGTTCGGCCTATACTATCACATCAAACTATCAAGTTGATATGCAAACATTGACAGGTCAAACACAAATTGATATAAATTTAGACCCAATAATATGTTCTCCAACAACAGGTACACCGGCAATAAATGATTTTGTTACCATTATCTATGATGGTAATGGTGGTTGTGACAATGTTGGAACCTATTCGATATTAACATATAAGATACAAGATTTAAGCCCATCGACAGGGACTACAGGAACAACTACTTGGACATTAACATTAGACAGGTCAGTTCCTAATTACACCGGTAAAGTATTAGGTGGTGAAATGGGTCGAGTTTTAGTTTATCCATCAGGAATGACAGAACTTTATGATACAATAACACCAGCACCTTATTGGGATATAGATACAATTAACTTTGAATCTCCTTGTGATATATCAAAACGAGAAAACACTGTGGTTTGGAATATGAATATTCCATGGACTGAAAATCCTGCAGGTTTGATGTTTGGGTATGAGGGATATTCGAACTATGGTTCGGTAGGTTATATTGGAACTAAAGAATATTTGGGATATAATGAACCAAGTGGTCAAACTGACACCAGTAAAGTTTATTATTACAATTCATACGATGAGGAGATTGTTGTTAAACCACAAGACCAAAAAGTTATTTCAATTATCCATTATACCAATCAAGATATTGATAATGTATATGGTGAAAAATTTGCAACAATTCCATTTGACCCTGACACTCCAACTGACAATATTGGATTAGCAAGACATTTTAAACTTACGATGCCAACATTGATGTGGCATAAATCATCAGGAACAAGTATTGGTGAGACATTTTGGATTGACCCTCCTGGTTATGATGATAAAAAATTATGTACTCCATACTATATCAAGTCAACAAAAAATGTTGACATGAATGACCCGGGTATTAGATATTTCCATTTATGGGATACAAATCCGGATAGTAACGGTGAATTAAATAGAATTGGTAAGGTATTCCCTGACCAAGAAATAATTGTTATTGATGACGAAGAAGTTGTTGCTTCTATGTCGTATAAAGCAAATAGAAATTGGACGTTACCTGCACCAAGACTATCTTTAATTTCTCCAAACATATGTGAACCAAATAGTTCAGCATCGACAGGTATTTTTACATTACCAACACAAAGTATGTGGATTACGTATCGATTTGATTCAACAGGTTTTACAGATTCATTACATTGTAATTACTATTCATTTATAAGCGCTAGTTCTGCTGCAACACAAACTAATAGTGATAACATTGCTGTCAAGTTTGGACCTGAATTCAAATTTTTAAATCAGCCCTTAAATACATATACAAGTGCTGATTTAAGTGGGTATTCTGCAAACTCTATGAAAATATTAGTTCAATTGGTTGAAGGGACGAATAGACCCATTTCAACAGCTTGGAAAGAAATTGATGTTACTTCTGAAATAAGTGGTTCCTCAATAAATGGTTATATTACAATGAGTGGTATTACGGGGACAACATTCCAAATTAACCAACAAACGTATGATAACGCTATATCCTATAACTTGGGAAATTATATTGATTTACCTCAGAATGGTCAATCAGAATATTTGAATTTTGGTGATGAATATTATTTCTATGGTAATTTAGAAACGGATATAACTGCAACCATTTATGAAATGAAATATCTTGTGAACTTAGGTAGGAATCAATTTACTAATACGTCAAACCCTACATGGATGTCAGGAACAACTTCGTATGTAACGGAGATTGGTCTTTACAATGCCCAAAAAGACCTTATGGTTATATCTAAACTACAATCACCTGAATTACGACAAGGCATTCAACAGTTTGTGGTTAAATTAGATTTCTAAATATGGCAAAAAACATGAGGAAGGATTCCCCGAAAGTATTGGGGCTTGACGTGTCAACTAAAACAATTGGTTGGTCGTTATTTGATATTCAGAGTAAAGAATTATTGGAATTAACCCACATATCACCAGTTCCAAAACCAAAAGTTGAGGATAAGATTGAGGAATTAATTCTCAAAAGTAATATTTTTAGACAAAAGTTGGAAGAATATGCTGGTATGGGAATTAAGTACGTGGTTATTGAAGAACCTTTATTAAATTCAAACAATGTTTATACCGTTGGAACTTTAATGAGGTTTAATACTTTAGTTTGTAAAGAAGTGTATGATATCCTTGGAGTTATACCACAATTTATTTCAACATATAACTCAAGAAAATTTGCATTCCCTGAATTAGTTCAGGAGAATGATAAAGGTAAGTTTGTTCTTTTCGGTGGATTACCAAAAACTATTGATAAGAAAAATATTATATGGGACTTGGTAGCAAAAAAAGAACCACAGATTACTTGGCAATATACTAGAAATAGTACATTGAAAAAAGAAAATTTTGATATGACCGATGCTTACGCTTGTGCATTAGGTTATATGAAAATGAAAGAAATTTGGTAGATAAAAAAAAATGTTATATCTTTGCTTGACAAATTAAAGTTAAGGTAATGATTAGAAAGGACATTGATACTAAAAATCTTCGAAAAACAATTTTAAAATTTTCAAAAGACATTCCTACAGTTGGAGAACGACATAGGGGTGTCTTTTCTATTACAGGATATAGAGCTTATAATAGTTCACCAAGTTCCGGATACGTTGAAGTTGATGTGGTATTCAAAGGTGAAATAGAGGTAGGTATTTCTTCTCTTCGTCCGGATGAATGGTTTAGTGCTGATGTCAAAAGTAGTAACCGTTATCATATTTCACCGGTTAGACTTGGTAAGTTCTTAAGAAGTCATTTATTTAAAGACATTAATAACCACATGGTATATTTTGATACTAAAATTAAATATGTTAACTCAATAAAAACAATAAAATGGATATAGCTTTTTTTGTACTTTGGGGGGTTGCAACCCTATGGTGTATTTTAATAATACCAATAAGTAATAAAATTGAAAAACTTGATGATAAGAGTCGTTTGAAACAATGGTGGAAAAAACACATTGCTGATTGGGACTTTTATGATAAATCAAAATAATTTCTTATACTTAAAGAATGGATGAAGAAGTTGAGGTATTAGTTGATTTACTAACCGATGTGTTAGGTAAAGCCAAAAATCATTATGAGTCAAAAGCACAAATTTCTTTTGACTGTCCTGTCTGTGCGAATGAGAAAGGTTTAGATAAGGGTGATGGAAAAGGAAACTTGGAAATCAACTATAGTAAACACGTTTACAAATGTTGGGTTTGTGGTGAGTCAGAGGGAACTCAAGGACCATTAGGACGACTATTTGATAAACATGGTACAAAAGAACAGAAAAAGGTTTATAACTTAATAAAACCTGAGGAGTTAAAAGTTCAGGAGGCCAAGAAAACTCAATTAAAACTTCCGGAGGGATACACTCAATTTAAAGACTCCAATCCAAGATTTATACCACACGCTGAAGCTTATCGATATTTAATATCTCGAGGTATTACAGATGAGATTATTGAAAAATACCAAATTGGTTATACTGTGAGTGGTGACTTCGCTTATAGAGTTATTGTACCATCATTTGATAAAAACAATAGGTTAAATTATTTTATTGCCCGTTCATGGGTTCCGAATAAAATGAAATATAAGAATCCTACCGCAGCAAAAGATGAAATCATATTTAACGAGAGTAGAATTGATTGGTTCAAAGATATCTATTTGGTTGAGGGTGCGTTTGATGGGTTCTTCTTGGATAACTCAATTGCTATGTTAGGTAAGAAAATGAGTTCATTACTGTTTGAAACTTTATATGAAAACGCGTTAGGTAAGATTATTATTTGTTTAGATGAGGACGCTTGGGAAGATGCTTTCAAATTATATCATGAATTAAATGGAGGTAGATTATACAACAAGATTAGAGTGATTAAACCACCCAAAGATATGGATGTTGCTGATTTAAGAGGTCAGATTGATGAATACTATTACGAAATAAAATAATAAAATATATGGTAGAATTAAAAACTATTGCACAAGAAATACGAGAACTAATTAGTCAAAGACAACAAGAATTAGGTCTTACTTTTGAAGAGGATAATCACATCTATACCATGAATGGGAAGACGGATTATCCTTCTGTGTCTAAAGTACTAAAGAAATTTTATACTGAGTTTCCAACAGAGGAAGCAGCGTATAATAAAGCTAAAGGTGACCCACAAAAACAACAAGAGTTGATTGAGGAATGGGCGGCAGCCGGAACTTATTCTACCAATATGGGAAGTAGAGTTCACTTTGTTTTGGAGAAAGAAGTTATTGACCGAAATGGGTCTTATAAAGAAGTAAGACAACCGGTCTTTGAATGTGATAATACACAAATCTTCAAGGGAGACAATATGATTACTGCGGGTAAAAACTTCCTTAACTTAATGGAACAACGAGGAGCGGTTTTACTTGACACTGAGATGGTATTAGGCGACCCGGAACTTGGGTATACCGGACAACCCGATAAGGTGTGGTTGATAATGAATATACATCAAAACGAATTTGGATTAGTAATAACCGATTGGAAAACTAACAAACCAAAAAACTTCCTTGAAACAAGATATACCAAAAGAATGTTGGAACCATATAAAAAACAACCTGATAACGCTTTAGGCCACTACTTCGTCCAATTACCTTTATATGGGAAATTACTTATCAAAATGTTACAAGGAACCAAATATGAAAACATTAAATTGTATGGTTGTATTGTAACTCATTTAAAAGAAGATGCCGAGTTTGATGAGTATCGAGTACCTAAAGAAGTTATTACAACAACTTTGGAAATGGACATGAAAAAATATTTGACAAACAAATAAAAAACAATTAAATTTAGAAAAAAAATATGAACGAATTACAACAACCAAAGATTAATTTAAAAGAGTGTCCAACGATAAAATGTGACTCATGTGATGGAATTTACTTTAGAGAGGTTATCTACCTAAAAAGAGTTCCTAAACTAATGACGGGGTCACCTGAAGATACGACCGTACCATTCCCAATTTACAAATGTGAATCTTGTGGACACGTAAACAAAGGGTTTAACCCGTTCGAAGAAGAGGAAAAAACTTTAATAAAATAGTATGATAAACAGACTAGTACACTTTTCTGACTTACACGTAAGGTTATTCAAGGACCATGATTTATATCGTGGAATCCTTGAATCTGCCTTGAGTGAGTGGAAAACACTACAACCGGACCGAATTGTATTCACCGGTGACTTGGTTCATTCAAAGAATCAAATGACACCTGAGTTAGTTGAGTTTGTTGCTTGGATATTAACTGAATGTTCCATGATTGCAAAAACAATTGTTATCATAGGGAATCACGATTTCCTTGAGAATAACAATGCAAGGTTGGATGCTTTAACACCAATCATTGATTCATTGAAGAATGAAAACATTGTTTATTTAAAGAATCGCGGAGTTTATCCTGATGATAACATCAATTGGTGTGTTTATTCATTAATGGACCATAACATCCCACCGGATATTAACAAATCTGAGAATACGAACATTGGATTATTCCATGGACCTATTCAAGGGTTGTATACCGACATCGGGTTTAAGTTCGAAGATGGATTTGAGGTGAGTAAGTTTGATGGGTGTGACCTTGTATTATGTGGAGATATCCACAAGAGACAAGTGTTTGACATTCCGGGTGGAAAGAAAGCATATATGATTGGTTCAACCATTCAACAAAACTTTGGTGAGACCGTGAATAAACATGGATACGGAGTTTATGAGATTGGCAAAGACCAATATGACTTTGTTGACCTTCCTAACCCAAAACCATTCTTATCGTTCCGTATGGACTCATTTGATTGTATTGAAAAGGGGACTGAAAAACTTATAAATAATTAAAATAAAAATAAAAATGAAAATATATAGAAAAGGAAAAATAAACCCATTATTTACAATTACAATATGGTTAATACCTGCAATTACATATGGTATTTCAAAATATTTAGATTATGTTCCACCTTTCATGGATTGGTTTTGGTCTATTGCAATTACATTTAATTTTGTTTTTTGGGTTAGAGTTAATTGGGGTATTAAAATTAAAAAATAATGAATATCAATCTTGAACTAACCTCTAAAGAGCACAAGGACTTATTAAGTTATTGTAAACTCAACAATTTCGACCCTGAAATGATATTGAAGAGTTCTTATTTGGAGGGGTTCAAAATTGAAAAATATGGACTATTGTCAGGTTCAGGGAATATTGTTGAAAAAGAAGTTATCAAAGAGGTTATCAAATACGTTGAGGTTCCTGTTGTTGAAGAAAAAGAAGTTGTCAAGATTGAATATGTTGAGGTTGAGAAACTTGTTG